AGCCTACTGAAAATAATACATATCCAGTGTATCCAATGACAGCTAGAGACGAAATCATGATTAAAACGCCAGATGCGCTTTTAAACGGACAAAGCACTGTTAGTGTAATACAAAACTGTATGCCTAATATCAAAAATGCGTGGATGATGCCTAACATTGATTTAGATGCTGTGCTTACTGCGATACGTATTGCCACATATGGCGAATCATTAAACATGGAAATGGACATACCAGGAGTTGGTGACAGAACTTTTGAATGTAATCTTACTGAAGTATTAGATGAACTCAATGCTGCTGAATATGCTCCGTCGTTTACTTACAATGAATATACAATTGAAACTGCTCCAATGAATTACAAAGCATTTACAGATGTTGCTATGAAAACATTTGAGGAGCAGAGAATTTTACAAATTGTTAACGATGATGAAATGTCAGAGACAGAAAAACTTCAACGATTCAATGAAACATTCAACAGAATTACAGAGATGAATATTGCTAGTGTACATGGCAGTGTTGTAAGCATCACAGTTGGAGATGAATCAGTTACCAACAAGCAACACATAATGGAGTTTCTAGATAATGCTCCTGTTGATGTGTACAAAGCTATTATAAATCATGTTGACGAACAGCGAAAGAAATTTACAATTAAATCTAGAAAAATTGTTTCATCAGAAGAGGACAGAGCAGCAGGTGCTCCAGAAGAATTGGATGTACCTATTAGTTTTGATGCTTCAAATTTTTTCGCATAAGGATCTTAGCACTTCCGATTGAGGAAATATTAGAACATGTTAAGGTCCTAGAAGATGAAATTAAACAATTAAAATATGATTTAGCCAAGTTGGTTTGGCACATGAGAGGCGGACTTAGTTACAATGATGCTTACCTTCTAGGACCTGATGACAGAGAAGTCATAGTACAACTTGCTGAGGACAACATGGAAATTGCCAAAAAGACCCAGCAACCATTCTTTTAATTATTTTGTAATCTTGTATCCAGCAGCTTTTACTTTATCAATTGCTGCTTGAGTTTCAGCATCAGGTGCTGCTCTTTGTGATTTAAACGTAGCTTTTGGTTCGTCTTGAGCAAATCTACTCTTATCAAATCCTGCTGCTCCGCCGTAGCCTTTAGCCACAACTTGACTAATAATATTACGCACTTCACGTTTGGTTAAAACGTCTTGTCCTTCAGCTTCGTAAACACTTTGATTAATTTGTCCTGCTGGTACAACTCCACTAGCATTTTTTACAGCAGTACCAGCAGCTTTAGCTGCGGCGCCTGCTTTTTGTGCGCCAACTTTAGCCATGCCACCAAGTTTTGCTGCTGCTTGTCCAGCTGCTCTAGCTTTATCTTGTCTTGCTTGGCTACGAGCTGCTTTTTTATTGCCTTTGCTTTGGAAATTCTTAACAATAGGTGCTGCTACATTACCTAAACCTTTTTGATCAAAATATTTCATAACAGCATCAACAGTTGGTTGTTGCTTTGATGTTTTAAGATATGTTAACAACTCAACTTCCATTTGACGTGCTTCATCTTTAGTAGCACCCTTAGCAGCTTTTTTGGCTTGCTTCATCATTTTAGCTTTTTTAGTAAATGGAATAGCTTCTTCTAATTCATTTTCTTCGGCAATAATTTGAAATACTTGCATAATATAAATCCTAAAGTGTTTTGTTAATATTATTTATCTTTATCAAGATGAACTTACGTTCATCTGTGTTTTTCGTTGTCACTCAAACACTTTTTTATTTATTATAAGTGCGAAGCACTTTAGTTTCATACAGATTAATTGGTCAGACGGAACCTTGCAGAGGCTCCATCTTCTCTTGCTTCATACGAGTAGCATGGCCGAGATTCGGAAGTAGGTGTTTGACTTTGCTACTGGGCTCTGACCTTTCCCAACCTACGTCGACATCACGCAAAATGCGCTATCCCCCGCTTCGTTCCTAGTGCTAAGGGGTTTTCGTAGCATACAGCCTGTGGGACTTCACCAGTGTCTGATCACGTGGTTACGTGAAGCTCAAGGTGGATCGAACAATTCCGATCAAACAGTGTCCTGATGTGCCTTTAAATTTTCTCTAAGTATATTTGAACCACCAACTCGAACGTTTATAATACCGTTGTAGTATTCATCTGTTTCTAAAACTCTACGTTCAAATTGTTCTCGTGCCTCTAGGTATGACATTTCGCCTCTACTTTTACAAAAGTATAGTATCTCTCTTGTAAAATTGTTTTCGCCTAATTTTTCTACGTCTGCTAATAGTTTATCTGAAGATCCCCAATAGTCTCTCCAATCTGATTCTTTTGTTCCGCGTCTTTTATTCTTTTTGCCTTTTAATGGTGGCTTGGTTGTTTTAAATTTTGCTAGTTTTTTGCCTACGTATTTGCGATTGTCTGTTAAATTGGTTATAAGGTAAACGAACCCTTCGTATTCGTCTGATACTTCAGTTATTTCTTTACCTTTGTATGTCCAACTCATACTGTAGTTACTTGTTTGACTTTGCTTCTCGTGCCTTTTCTGGATTGTTTTTTGCTCTGCCGTCTTTTACATGTTTAATATGTTCTTCTAGTACTTCTGCTCGTCTGTCTAAACACAAATATCGTATACTAGACAGTGCTTTACGTACTTTTCTACGTTTAAGCTCTGCTGGTCTTTGTTGAAATTCTTCATTCAACCTAAAGTATTCAAGAACAGCAAGTATAATTTTGTCATGTGTATCTGATTCCATTATTCTACAATATCAATATCTGTTGCGTAACTGGTAAAGCCGTTTTCTTTAACAACTCTTAATACGTTATTCACTCTGCCTACTAGTTCATCCTTATGACTAATCAAGAACACGTTCTTATCACGCTCTCTAGTCATCTTTTTTAGTATGCCTATACTATTTTCTACGCCTGCTGTGTCCATTCCACTGTCAATAAGCTCGTCAATGAACAATAAGTTAATACTTTGGTATAAACTTTCCCAAACATCACGGAAAGCAAAGCTAAGACCAAGTATTAGCCTGTTACGTTCACCACGTGACAGGTTATCAAAGTCTAAATCTTGCCCTAGTTGTGTAATTTCAACGTTTAAATCGTTTTGAAACACAACTTGATGCGGCAATCCTATTCTATCTAAGTAGTATGTTAGCCTATTGTTTAGATATGCTAAGTTTTGATCAATGATCTTCTTTCGAATAAACGAATCTTTGTTTGTTAACAGTTTTAAAAGAAACTCTTGATGTTCTTTTATATTTGTTAGTTTGTTTACCGGTGTCCAATCAATGGGTTGAAGTGCTGTGTCTGTTAAGTCGTCAATTTGTGCCTGGTATGGATCCGCCTCTTGCTGTTTACTTAGCAATGTTTTCTTCAAATTATCTACGTTGTTTCTATGTTCATATGCTTCTTTAGCATTTTCGTAAAATGTAGTAGGCTTTCCATTAATATCGCCTATTTCGTCTAATGCTTTCACAACATCTTCAAGTTTACCAGCAACTTCTACTTGATATGACATAGTATCTTCAAGTTCTTTCGCTTTTTTGGCTTCTATCTCTGCTTTTTTATCTACATGAAGTTCCTGTCCGCATGTATAACATGTAGCGTCTTTTAATTCAACAATATCTTTGTTTAATTTACTAACACTCTTGTCGGCACGTACCAGCGCTGGTTCTAATGTGGCTAATTCTTTTCTAAGAGCTGATATAGTGTTATTGTGTTCAGTCCAATTTGCTAGTTTTTCATGAGAATCTAGCTCTTTTTCGATATCAAGCTCTTCTAAATGTTCTATAGCACTAGTTAGTTTGTCTATATCGGATCTTTGTTTGGATTTCCATGCTTTTTGAGTTGTTTCCAAGTTATTAATAGTGCTTTGGATGCCTTCGTTTGCTTTTTGTATAGCTTCGATCTTTAACGTTTCTTGGACAATGTTATCTTTTGTTGTTTTAACTAACTCTTTAAGTATACTTGCTTTCTCGGATAACAAGGTAATACCTAATAATTGTTCAATAATAGCACGTTGATCATTTGTACGCATACTCAAGAAAGGTTCGGTGTATGTGTTTAAAGCAACAATGTGTTTAAACATATCATGGCTCATATCCAACAAGTTATTGATAGTTTCTTGTGTTTTACGACTATCGCCTTGGCTATTATCTTCAAACTCGTCTTTTTGTTCTTGGTCATTTACATAAAACTTGAGAATGTTAGGTGATCTACCACGTTCTATACGGTATTGATTACCGCCTTTCTCAAAATTAAGGGTGACCAACATGCCTTTAGAGTTTGTCTTATTGATAAGATTGTTTCTCTTGATGTTGGTCAGTGCTTGGCCGTACAAGGCGTAAGATAATCCATTGATTATAGTAGTTTTGCCTGTACCGTTGCGTGAGCCTGAGTCGTCACCTCCTTGATCTAAGTTTTCACCAAGCACTAGAGTGAGTTGATCCTCTTCAAAATCAACTGCTTGGGTAACATTACCCACACTCATAAAGTTCTTTACTGTTAAGTCTTTAATTTTTATCATTCTAAGCCATTATAAATTTCTAAAAGTGTTGCTTTATCAAAGTTATCGCTGTCAATTGCCATAATTTCATTACTAACAATTTGGTCAACACTTTCAAATTGAGCAATGTCTAGTTCGGTATTGATTTCTTCTAGTTGTTTTTGTGGAATAAGTGTGATTTCTCGACAAGCATATTCGTTTATGAATGTTTCTTTAATAAAACTTGCTTCTTCGTAACTTACCGGCAAGTCTAAGGTAACTCGTAGATACATATTTGGTTTTATTAATGTTTCTTTCTGGTCAATTAGTTGCGATAGTTTTACTGTACGATACTTTGGACAATCTAACCAATTTATATACTCAGGTTCGGCATTGTTTTCAAGATCTAGTATCATCATACCACGATCATCGTCCCAAGCATCGGCATAATTGTGTGGAAACGCATTACCAATGTAATGTATCTTGCCTTGTTTTTGTCTTTTATGAAAATGTCCACTAAACACATACTCTTGATGTTGGAAATGTTCAGCTTTTAGTTCTCCATGGTCGGGCATCTGTACCATTGCGTTCATATAGAAACTAGGAAGTTCAAAATGCCCAAACAAATACTTAGATTTTATGTTTTTTATTTGTTTCCATTCGTCTTCGACTAGCCAAGGCACTAATGCTACATCGTCTTTGACATAAATGTCTTCAATAACTGTAATACCAGGTATGTGTTTCGCAAATTCAGTAGACTTTACATCACGTTTATCTTTGTAGTACAAGTCGTGGTTACCAGCAAACATATAAAAGTTGTCAAATGCGCCTCCTAACTTTTCTAAACTACGAATACCGGCATCCATAGTAGTTAAATTGAGACTATTTCTATTATGATTCCAGTCACCGGTAAACAAAGCAGTTTCGCATCCGTTGTCTTTAGCAGTTTGTATAAACCAGTCTACATAATTTTCACAATCTTGGTTGTGTATTCGCGAATTACCCTTCAATCCAAAATGGATATCTGTAAAGACCGCAGCTTTTTTAAACAAAGAAATACTCCTATCATAGAATACTATTATACGGGATATTCGTTAGGTTGTCAATAGTTATTTAGACTGTCTTTTAAGTGCTGCTTCCCATTCACCGGCATGTTGTCTAGTATGACTAGGTGCTAAGTCGTTCATTTCAAGGATATCATCTCTAATATTTTGATTACGCTTTTCTAAATTAATTACACGAACAAAACTGTTAGTTACAGCCGCAGTATAATACGCAAATGGGTTTTGTGACTTACTTTCGTCAAATTGTAGTCCAATCTGTGCTAATTGTAATATTGCTTGACCTTTCATCTCGTCATTGTAAGTGTATCCACGTACATTGCCTCTTGTAGCATAACGATCTACCAGTTTCATCCACATCATCGCAAGTTTATTGGTTGCTTTTCCTAAGGTTTTATCAAAATGTCCGTTTTCAATTCCACCTACCCAGTGACTTTTGCCTACACACATTAAATTGCCTTCGTCATCGTACTTGTAATGTTGATATGGCGGAAATGGTAACTTTGTTTTATGGTCTGCTACTGTTTTTGGATTTTTCTTACGACCAGGCTCTTCTGGAATATGATCAAATGTCATAACTCTAAAAATAAGTTCTTCTTTTTGTATAGTTTTGTAACTTACTTCGCAATCTGCCATTTTTACTTTTCTACCAGCTGCCTTTTGTTCTTCATATGACCGCTGACTTAATTTTTTTGCCTTAGCTCTCTTTGCTTCGGCAACTGTTCTTATATTAATTTTATCAACACTTGGTAAAATAATGTCATAATCTGCATAACTTGGTTCTAAAAAACTTGAAAAACTATTTTTTGATTTATGTATTTCAGCTAACATGTCTTTATTGTTGAGATAATTTACTCTTCTTGCCATGAATTCTCCTATGTTGTATTTATTATAATATACGTAGATAATTTTGTCAACTAAATACTGTATAGGAGATTATTATGCCATTTAACGTAATTGGAAAAGCAGTAAACAATGTTATATCATCGTTTAACAGTTCGCCTGTAGGAAAAGTATTCAATACAATAAACAATATATCTAATGCTGTAACGTCTATTAATGATTTTACTAGTGCCGCAGCATTTGTAAGCTCAAACCGTATGGGAACAGCGTTACAATTTGGCGCAACACAAGCAGGTTCTAGCACTACAACTGCTAGGTTATCATCTTCTTCAGATTTACGTGGAAACGATTGGAGAGTTCGTTTACATTTGCCAGCATCTCCAAATTGGTTTCTAAATAGTCCAATATTAAAGCCTTTAAAAGAAAGTAATGGTAGTTTAGTATTTCCAACTACTCCACAAATTTTACTTTCTAGTCAAGCAAACTATGATTCGTTTGATCCAACTCATTCAAACTATCCATATTACATATATCAAAATAGTAGAATAGAAGATATAACAATTAGTGCTGAATTTCCAGTTGAAAATGAAGCAGACGGAGCATACTGGATTGCTGCTGTCCATTTCTTACGTAGTATTACAAAAATGTTTTATGGTAACAGCGAATTTCAAGGACATCCTCCGCCAAGAATTGCTTTGAGTGGATACGGAGATTTTATTTTTGATGAGACTCCTGTAGTTGTAAAAATGTTTAACTTAGATTTGCCTAATGCTGTTGATTATATAAAAGTTCCATTAGGAAGTAATTCAGATTTATCAAGTGAAATACCTGAAGCATACATAGCAGGATCTAAATACAGTTATGTACCAACATTGAGTACAATTAACGTAACAGTAGCACCAGCGTACAGCAGGACTGCTACAAGAGAATTTGATTTACAATCGTTTATTAAAGGTGATTACATTGGTAACACTAAACCTGGAGGATTTATCTAATGGTAAAATATGCCGGTACTAGTCCTTATTATCAAACTCCTGTGCGCAACGATTATCTTGACATATATACAAGCAGGAACATACCACTAAACGACAAAGATATTGCTTACACAATAGAAGCGCAATACATTTACCGTCCAGATTTATTAGCATACGATATATATGGTTCATCAAAGTTATGGTGGGTGTTTGCTAGAAGAAACATGGACATTATAAAAGATCCAGTATTTGATTTTGTACCTGGTGTTACAATTAGGTTACCTCAAAAAACTACATTAGATGCTGTCCTTGGAGGCTAAATGCTAGAAAATCCGTTATCTCAGTTTGGAACTTATAATTATAGATGGTCTCTTGGCGTATTAAGTGCGAACCAAGTAACCAATCCAGCTTTGTACAGTAATGGACCAGCATTAAAAATTATACAATCTGGCGGATTTCCTGATAAAACAGTTACTACTGCTATTGAAGATGCTACAGGCACAAATGTAGAATTTTTTATAGAAAATGTTCAGTCAAAATATGCTGTAACTCATAATCCTGGAACAGGGCATAGTAATGCTTATAGTTTGACATTTGAAGTTAAAGAACCACACAGTGTTGGTTTATTTTTCCAAAGTTTATCTGTTGCTGTCGAAGATTTATACGGCGCAGGTACTAGTTATTTAAATGTTCCGTTTATGTTGTCTTGTCAATTTGTTGGATTTGATGATTCTAATAATCCTATATCAATGCCAGCACATCATTTTGCTTTTAAATTTATAAACGTCACCTTTAGTGTTGATTCAGCTGGCGCAACTTATCAATGTAGTGCGTTTCCGTGGAATCACCAAGCATTAATCGACCAAGCACAAAAAGTGCCTACGGATTTAACAGTCACTGGAGCAACAGTAGACGAAGTGCTAGGCTTTGGTGAAAGAAGTGTTGAAACTATACTTAACAAAAGTATTATTGAAAGAGAAGGACGAGAACCTGGATTTGTTGGACATAGATACCGTATCGAATTACCAAAAGATGTATCTGTTTCAGGCGGCGGAAGTAGAAATTTTATAAACCCAGGGTCTAATCTTGATGATAGATTAAGACAAGAAGCGTTGGCAAATGCACAAGCAGCCGTATTTGAAACAAATGATTTATATGCTCAAGCAGTTCAAACAAAAAATGCTAAAATTACAGCTCTAGAAAATAGTATAATGGGTCCGTCTGACTTTGCCTCTGTTTCAACTCAAATTAGTCAATTAAATGCTAAACCTATTAATGTTCAAAGTGTAAAAGCTGAAGCAGTTATTAATACAAATGCTAATCTTATAGGACAAAGTTTGATACTTACTGATTTTGACGATTATGGAAATATTCCTTTTCAAAGTTTTGACGAAACAAACATTAGAGAACGACCTGATGGCACAAAAGTTGTAACACGAGGAACAATGGCAATTGATCCAAACAAACGTGAATTTATGTTTGGTGCTCAAACAAAAATAGAAAAAATAATCGAACAAGTAATTTTATCAAGTCAATGGGGAAAAGATTTACTAATAGGAGCAAAACAAGGATCAGGACCGCATACTGACAAAGTTGCTTGGTTTAAAATCCACACAGAAGTTCATATTAGAGATACAAGTATGATAGCAAAAACTGGTCTACCTGCTATGACATATGTTTACAAAGTTACTCCTTACGATATTCATATTTCAAGGTTGACTGGTACACATGCATCGTCTAATTATAGCAATGTAGCAAAAGAAGCAGTTAAGCATTATTACTATACCTATACTGGTTTAAATTCTGAAGTAATTGATTTTCAATTTAATATTGATAATGCTTTTTATAAAGAAATATCGGCTATTGGAACTCAAGGAGCAAGAGAAGTCCAACAGTTTGGAGGATCAGAAACACAAATTGACGAATATCATGCGGCAGCCTTTGGTCATCAAATGAGCAATCCAACAGCTTCTGGAGAAAATGTTTTAGGAGCATCTAGAGAAGGATTTGGAACTTCAAATAGTGGCGGCATGGGTACTGAATCTTCAAAAAAACGTGTAGCAGATCATTTTAATAAAATGGTATTAAATAGTGACCATGATAATGTTACTGTTGATTTGAATATATGGGGTGATCCTTTTTATCTAAGTGATACAGATTTTGGAAATAATTTTCCTACAGGACAATCAATTGGTGTACAATCAGATGGAAGGATAGACTTTACAAGAGGCGAAGTCTATGTGTTAATTGCCTTTAGAAGCGGATTAGATTATGTAGGAAATTTATCAAGGCTTGATCCAGTAAACTTGTTTACAGGAGTATATCGAGTGATTGAATTTACAAATAATTTTAACAATGGAATGTTTACTCAAACATTACATTTAGCAAGAATGGGTAACCAAAGTTTAGAAGATATTAATTTTGTGTCTCAACTTACTCAAGCTAGTGTAACAAATAACAGTAACTTAGTAAATGTTTTACAAAATCAAGTTACTGGTACTATTCAAGATACAGCATTAGCATTACAACAAACACAAGATCAAATAAATGCTTTACAAACTGCTTTCCAAACAAACGGAGTGAATAATATACAAGAATTATTCCAAGGTAATGCTGTTGTTGATTTAGCTCAAAACGTATTTGGGGCATTACAACAAATTAACGTTATTACTAATAATCTTAATAATCAATTAGGATCTATTATAGGACAATTTGGTGCCGTTGGTAACGATTTAGGGCAACAGTTTGGCGCAGTAGGCAAATCTGCCGGCCAACTATTTTCTAAGATTACTGGATTTAAAGGAAAATAATACATGCTAGGAAATGAATCAATTAGAACAACTATTACTAGGAAAAGTAGTGCTGTCAGTGATGTTACTGGTCCTGGTATTTTTGTAGGCAGAGTAATTGGGCATTTAGATCAAAAGTTTATGGGCGGATTAAAAGTTAATCTTCTTAAAGTAAACGAAAACGGCAACGATTATGATGATACAGGACAATCTATACAAGTTCAATATGCTAGTCCATTTGCTGGACAAACACCAAGAACTAAAGTAGGTGCTAACGACACATACCAAGATACACAGCACAGTTATGGTATGTGGATGGTACCACCAGATATAGGCACAATGGTGCTAATAACTTTAGTCGAAGGTAGAACAGATTTTGGTTTTTGGATAGCATGTATTCCAGATCCTTTCCAAAATTTTACAGTACCAGATGGCAGAACAGCAACAGTTATTAATAGTACTGGTGCTAAATTACCAGTAGGCGAATATAATGCTGCCTTAGTTGAACCTGAAGGACAACCGCAACCTACAAAATATATTAAACCAGTAAACACAGATTTTACAAATATATTATTTGAGCAAGGTCTAAATGAAGATGAAGTGCGTGGACTAACAAGTTCGTCAGCTAGGAGAGAATTACCTAGTGCTGTGTTTGGAATCAACACTCCAGGTCCGTTAGATAAAAGACAAAACGCTCCAACATTTCCGCACGGTAAAGGAGAAATAGACTATTACAAAAGTAGACTAGGTGGCACTAGTATTGTTATGGATGATGGCGATGACAAGTTTCTTAGAAAAGGTCCTGCTTCAACTACACCTTTTGAATACGTAGATGTTGAAAATTCTAATGACGATGCTGACCTTACTAAGCCAGCAAATGAGTTGTTTAGAATAAGGACACGTACAGGGCATCAATTGTTGATGCACAACACAGAAGATTTAATTTATATTGGTAATGCTAAAGGCACAACTTGGATTGAGATGACTGCTAACGGCAAAATTGACATATATGCCCAAGATAGTGTTAGTGTACATACTGAAAATGATTTAAATGTAACAGCAGATAGAGATATAAATTTTACAGCAAATGAAAATATGAGTTTGATTGCTGGCAAAAACATTGCTATTGATGCTGGCAATAATATTGGAATGTCCGCAATTGAAAATATTTCTGAAAATGCTGGAGAAACATTAAGTCTTATAGGGCAAACTGGTGTCGCTGTATACGGTAATGAAAAAGTGAGTATTATTAGTGGCGGTACACTTGATATTCAATCTAAATTACAAATGACTATTGCTAGTGGCGAAGGAATTGGGTTAACAGGACAAGGCGGTATAAAAGGATGCACTGACGGAGATATTAACTGGAAAGTACAAGGTAATATTTACAGTGAAGCTGAAGGACAAATACACCAAACAAGCGTATTACAAACTTATTTAACAGCAGGAAATACATTTGAAATGTTGAGCGGCGCTGCTATAAAAATTACATCTGAAGCTAACATGAGTTTAAAGAGCAATACAGCTCAAATGTTGTTAGAAAGTGCTACGGAAACTAGTATCAAAAGTGGAGCAGCATTAACTGCGGACGCTAGTGGATTGCTTAGTTTGAGAGCAAACGGAGCCAACATTCAAGCAACAGGCAACAACATTCACCTAAACAGTACATCAAACCCTGCTGGAACAGGATTAAATGCTGACGAAGCTATTGAAGCTCGTCCTCCAACTATGCCAAAAGAAGCAAATCCAGCTTTACCAGACGCTCCAGTAAGAGCTTTACAACCTGCTAGAGTACCAGAGCATGAGCCATGGCCTCAACATGAACACCTTAATCCAATGGAATATACTCCAGAAAAAACTAGAGCCGGAGAACAACAAGTTAACACATTCCCTGGTGCGCCGTTACCTGATACATTTAGTAATATTGGAAGTATGGCTCCTGTAGTACAAAGTGAAAGACCAGAAGTTGACAATTTAGAAAACACAAACAATTATAATGGTGAAGGATTTGCGGATGCTGGAAATGTTCCTTATGGTGTTATTGTAATTGGTACAGAAGATATAGGCGATCCTGAAGCAGCAGCAAGAAACGTAAGAACATTAATTGAAAATGTTAAAAATCAGGGATATAAACCCGTTGTTGTACTGTCTAACAAAAATCCGCCATTTGGATTTCCAATAGAAAACGAATTACGTATATTAACAAACACTGTTGAAACAGCAGCATTAGCATCAGGCGCAGAAATAGAGCTTCCTAAATATGACGATATTGATCCAACTCTTATAACAGAAGCATCAGCTCAACAAATTGCTGAAAAGTATGACGTAGGAACTGCTACAAAATATTTTGGTAGTTTTACTAATGCTAGTAGAATTATTGGTGCTACAGGCAAAAGTAGTATTGAAGCTAGTGGATCTACTTCTACTATTATTAGTGCTACAGAAAATGTTGCTCCGGCAACTCTTAGCACAAGCTATCCAGCAGCAGGATCAGAAATAGGCGGAATACAATACTGTGACGGTCCAACAGACGGTCCAATAAATTCGGCACCTTATGGAAATATAACTGGATTTAGCTCAAGTGAAACAGTAGCGTATTTAAATGCTCTTGGAATGAGAGAAAGCGGCTTGCGTTACAAATGTACTAATCAATTTGGCTTTGCTGGAAAATATCAATTTGGTGGATATGCTCTCAAAGAAGGTGGATATATTAAAAAGACAGTCACAGGCGGAAGCACACGATTAAGATTAAATCCATCTAATTGGACTGGCAAAAGAGGTGTTAACAACATAGACGACTGGTTAGACAACAAAAATGATTGCCAAGAAGACGCAATTATTTTATACACAAATGCTAATGTTAGATATCTTAAAAATAACGGTGCTATTAAAGATGGAGACAGTGTATCAAAAATAGCTGGGTTACTAATGGGCGCTCATTTAAAAGGCGCATATGATGTTGCTGTTTGGCGTAACGGCAAAGGTGTTAAACCAGATGGCAACGGTACTAAAATAGATGAATACATCACGTTAGGATCTAATACAATAACAAATTCAGGAAGGTGGTTAGCATGAGTTGTAATGTAAATATTCCAGCAAATCCAGTTCCAAGTCCTAGTAGGGCAACTAATCCTACAGAATTATCTAGATATTTGTTACCAACACCTAGTTATGCTTCAAATCCAGTGACAGGCTCAGGAGCAGCAGGTGGACCACCAATTGACGATCTAAATGGCGTTGGAGATTACGATCCAAGAATTAGCGGTAATGTCAATCCAGTACAACAACCGCAAAATCCTCCACCTGCTGACACACAATACGGAAGTATAGCAAGTGTTATAGAAGGTTCTTTAAGACAAAATTGGGCAGAAAGAGGAAGACCACCAAATCCTTTGATAGCAGAAGCATTTGCTATAGCCGGCGGTGGTAATATTTCTGTAGACGGTCCTAGAACAAATCCGTGGTGTGCTGCTTATGCTACATGGGTATTATGGAAAGCAGGTTTAGAATTTAACAATCCTGGTATAGGTAGTCAAAGTTATTTACGATATGGAAGAACTGTAAATTGGAGAAATTATGTAGATATTCGGAAGTATGATTTAGTAATATTTACAAGAAAAGAAAATTCAAACAGAGGACATGCTGCTTATGTTCAAAGAATAGATCCATCAAAGAACCATATTTACGTATATGGCGGCAATCAATCTAACAATGTTAAAATTAGTAGATTTAATATCTATAATAATAGTGATCGTGGATTGTATGTAAATCAAATTAGGCGTAACTGGGATATTCCAGCTGAATTTGATCAACCATTAGTAGAAGTACCAAATAATCAAAGATCAAATCCAGCGGCATCAAGTGGTAACGCTGTTACAAAAGTAGGATAGGAGTGTAGGGCATGAGCACATTAGAAAAAAATCTGTATAAGAATTTAAAATTAAAAACAGCAAAAACTTCAGATGCGCCTTTAGTAGATAAAAGCTACAAAGGATTAAGCACAGTTTCAAGAGTGTCAAAAGATTTTAGATTAAAAAATTTAGAATTAATAAAACAAGATATTATTAATCATTTCCATATACGACTTGGAGAAAAACTAGAAAATCCAGAATTTGGAACAATTATATGGGATGTTTTATTTGAACCAATGACATCTGGATTACAAAATGCTATTTTAGAGAATGTTACTGAAATTATAAACTATGATCCACGAGTACAAGCAAACGATGTAGTTGTTGACACTTACGAATCAGGAATACAAATTTATGCTGAATTAACTTACATTGATTACAATATTAGTGAGCAACTAACTTTGCGATTTGATCAAAACAATGGATTGTTAAATTAATATACGCATATTTAGAATTTCATAAATATTATATTAATGAAGGAAAGTGAATATGTCTTCTACTGACAGACAAAACAGATTATTGTTAGCCGAAGATTGGCAAACAATTTATCGTAGTTTTAAATACGCTGATTTCAAAAGCTATGATTTTGACAATCTACGTAGAACAATGATTAACTACATTAGACAAAATTATCCAGAAGATTTTAATGATTATATTGAAAGTTCTGAATATCTGTCTTTGATTGACTTAGTTGCTTTTCTAGGACAAAACATAAGTTTTCGCACAGACTTAAACGCTAGAGAAAATTATATTGAACTAGCAGAGCGTAGAGAAAGTGTGTTGAGACTGGCTAGACTTATCAGTTACAATGTTACAAGAAACCAATCAGGCAACGGCTTATTAAAAGTTACAAGTGTATCAACTACAGAATCAGTAACAGATACAAATGGAACAAATTTAAGTGGACGTACAGTTAAATGGAACGATACATTAAATGATAATTGGTATGAGCAATTTATTAAAATAATGAATAGTGCTTTGGTTACTACTAATAATTTTGGAACACCAAAAAAACGTGACATAGTTGATGGCATACCAACCGAAAAATATTCATTAAACAATACTACAACGGTTTTTCCTGTATTTTCGTTTCAAAAACAAGTTAACGGTACTAATTTAGAGTTTGAAGTAGTTTCAACTGACATAACAGACGGTGCTATTGTAGAAGATGCTCCTGGTGTTCAAAAACCAGTTAACTTTTTATATAGAGATAACGGACAAGGCGCAGGATCTAGTAATGTAGGATTCTTTTTTCACTTTAGACAAGGAAGTTTACAAAGAGGCGACTTTTCTATAGATTTACCTACGCCTAATCAAACAATTGATATTGATACTACAAACGTAAACAACACTGATGTTTGGTTATATGAAATAGATTCAGATGGAATTGAAAATAAACAATGGACTAAAGTAGATGCTGTAGAAGGCAATAATATTATATATAATAGTCTTAGTAAAAATATAAAAGATATTTTTGGTGTTCTTACACGAGTAAATGATCGTATTAGTTTAATTTTTAGCGACGGTGTTTTTGGTACATTACCAAAAGGTAATTTTAGAGCATATTATAGACAAAGTATAAATTTAGATTATACAATTTTACCAAATAATATTAGAGATGTAAAAATAAACATTCCTTACGTTAGTTCTATTGGAAGAACTGAAACATTAACAATGTTTTTGAGTTTGCAACAAACTATTGATAATGGAACTAGTACAGAAAGCACTGAAAGTATTAAAAGCAATGCTCCTAGTACATATTATACACAAAATAGATTGATTACAGGCGAAGATTATAATATTGGACCTTTGGGTATAAGTCAAGATATTATAAAAACAAAAGCAGTAAACAGAACAAGTAGCGGAATAAACAGATATTACGATTTAAGAGATGCTACTGGAAAATACAGTACAACTAATCTACTCGGTGTAGATGGAATCTTGTATAAAGATTATGAAACTGAAAAAAATACATTTAATTTTGTAACAAAATCAGATATTGAATCTACAATTAATAATTTGATTACCAGCTTAGTTGATGATAAAAATATAAGAAATTATTATTATGATAAATTTACAGAACAAGATTATACCGATTTAGAGTTGTCTTTTCAACAAAAAACATCAGATACTAATAGAAGTACAGGGTTTATTGTTGATACTGACGAAGTGACAAATACAAATGCCACAAGATATTCAGTATCGTCTTCAACTGAAGGTGTATTAAGGTATATTGAACCAGGAGCTATGGTTAAGTTTTTAGCACCAGATGGATATCATTTTATGCCAGATGGTACATTAATGACCGGTGATGCTGACCATACTGGTTCTTCAACATATAAATGGACAAAGGTAATTTCTGTTTCTGGCACAGGTGCTGAAGAAACTACAACTGGACTTGGCGGTATAGTGTTTAATGATATTATTCCATCTAGCGCAATATTAAAACTTGTAAAACCAAAGTTTGTTAGAGACATAATAGATAGTGTTAAAACAATTATGGTTGATGAAATATTTGCTTTTAATACATTTGGTCTACGTTATGATGTAGAAGGAAGAAAATGGAATGTTATTTCCTCAGAAAATTTAAACACATCTAGTAATTTTAGTTTAAGTTTGACAGGTGATGTATCTGGTAATAATTTAGACAGTAGTTGGTTATTATTATTTGAAACTAACGGCGTTGACTATAAAGTAACATCAAGAACACTAAGATACGTATTTGAAAGCGATAAAGAAGTAAGATTCTTTTTTGATGGAAACAAAAAAATCTATGATAGTAAAACAGGTGAAATTATCAGAGATAAAATAAGCATTTTAAGTGTTAATAAAGACTTAGCGTCTTCTGGAGGGTTAAGCCCATTTACAGTTGATTACGATTGGGAAGTAAGCAATGAATATAGAGACGGAATAGGTTATGTAAACAGTAAAAAAGTTGAAGTTGTATTTTTTGATTCTGACGATGACGGAGTTGTTGATAATCCTCAAATATTTGAAGATATTGTAGTTCCTGATACAAATGTGAGTTCAAAATATGTATTTGTCAAAAAAGAAACAAATGATAATGAATTTTATGTTTACGTCGATCAAGCAGCTGAAAATATTTTAGTAGTAAACGATGATTCTCAAGCAGTAGTAACAACTCCTAATAATCCTATCTACTATGTTATAGACAAAAACATATTCTATCAAATTGATAGTGTTGCTAGAACAAGAACTTTAATATTTAATTATAAAGCATACATTGGACGCAGTGGATTAAAATTCCAATATATTCATGCTAGTGATGAGCATTCTAGAATTGATCCTAGTAGTAGTAATATTATTGACACATATTTGTTGACAAAACAATATGATACAAATTTTAGACAATATTTAACAGGAGCAATTAATGCTTTACCTTTGCCAATGAGTAGTGATCAAATGTCTCGCAACTACGGTAAAGAAATAAACAAAATAAAAAGCATAAGCGACGAAATTATTTTCCATCCTGTAAAATACAAGATTTTATTTGGAGATAAAGCAGATTCAATGTTACAAGCTACATTTAAATTAGTTAAAACTCAAAGTGCTGTTGTAAACGATCAAGATTTAAAAGCTAGAGTAATTGATAGTGTTAATCAATTTTTTAGTTTAGAAAATTGGGATTTTGGAGAAACATTTTATTGGAGCGAACTAAGTGCTTATATTATGAAACAACTTGCTCCTGATTTAGCAAGTGTTGTAATAGTTCCTAATTCTGTTGCTGATAGTTTTGGCAGCATGTTCGAATTAAGAGCAGAAAACGATGAAATTTTTATAAGTGGAGCAACAGTAAACGATGTTGAAATAATTACTGCTATTACAGCAGAAAAATTAAAAGCAACAGGCAATGTTGTAACATCAGTGGATACAACAAGTCAAAGTGTAACAAGCACAACTGATACAATAATATCTACTAGCACTAGCACTAGCAGCGGAGGTAGTAGCTACTAATGGCGAAAAACGATCTTCCATTGCCAACAGGCAATTCAGATAAAAAAACTGAAAATTTTTTACCTAGGTATTTTAGAACAGATACAAACAAAAAGTTTTTACAATCAACCACAGATGTAATGACATCAGAGGGTGTAGTAGAAAAAATTGATGCGTTTGTAGGACGTAGAAATGCTGCTACGGCGCAAGTTACAGATTCGTATTTGCCTGATGTGTCAATTGATAGAGAAAATTATCAATTTGAATCAAGCACTGTTTACAAAGACGAATTAAATAATGTTGATTTTTTTGCTGGATACACAGATTTTCTTGGTAGCATAAAAAACTTTAAAGGTTCTGTAAGTAATCACAGTTTACTTAACACTCAAATAAGTTATAGTTGGAATCCACATATTGATTGGGATAAGTTTACAAATTTTAGAGAATATTACTGGTTGCCTCTTGGCCCAGATCCTATTAATGTTACAGGACAAAGTATTGCTGTTCAAAGCACATACAGTGTTGAATTAGCTGCAGGAGATCAATATCCAACATATGTGTTTTCACCAGACGGTTTAACAAAAAATCCCACTTTAAAATTATTCAAAGGACAAACATATACTTTTGATATTAACACACCTGGGCATCCTATATCATTTGTAAGTGATATCAATTTTAATGACAACGATCCTCTTCTTTCTATTGACGCTGAAAATAATAGCACACTTTACAATACAGGTATTACAAAGTTCAAAAGATTGGAAGATGGTACATTAGTTGAAACTACCGACGAGTACATAGAAAATGGTAGAATAGTTTTTGTTGTTGATACAGATGTACCTCCTACTTTGAATTATGTAAGTCAGAATGAAATAAATGTATCTGGCGTTGCTACATTCTATAATATCGAAGAAAGTAGTAAAATTGATGTTGAACAAGAAATCCTTGGTAAAAAGACATATACTACAGAAAATGGTTTAAAATTAAGCAACGGAATGAAATTAAATTTTCAAGGCGAAGTTACACCTGCTAGTTACAGCGACGGTTATTACTTTGTAGAAGGTGTTGGAAGTAAAATTGTTCTTGTAAAAGAACAAGATTTAGAAGTGCCTGTAATTTTTACAACCGAAGTAGCCATACCATTTGACGGCGAAGACTATGCGTTTGATAAATTTCCTTTTGAAGATGCTAGAAGTTTTCCAGCAAACAAAGATTATATTTGTGTAAATCGTTCAAGCAAGGATAGAAATCCTTGGAGTAGGTATAATAGATGGTTTCATAAAGACGTAATTGAAGCTAGTTTTGCTGCTAATAATCAGCCAGTAGCGTTAGATCAAAACGCAAGAGCTAAACGACCTATTATTGAATTTGAAGCAGGAATAAAACTTTTTAATCATGGTGTAAAAAGTAAACAAAATGTAGATCTTGTTGATACATTTACTACTGATGTTTTTAGTACTATAGAAGGTTCTGGCGGTTACATCATTGACGGTGTAGAGATAACACAAGATATGAGAATATTATTTACTGCTGATCCTGATATATTAGTTAATGGAAAAATTTATACTGTAAACTTTATTAACTTTGGAACTACTGAAACAAAAAAGAGACAAATTAGTTTAGTTGAAACTACAGATACTATACCAAATGAAGGCGATAGTGTTTTAGTGTTACTTGGAGATGTAAACAGCGGCAAAATGTTCCATTATGAAAATACTTCATGGAAAATGAGCCAAGAAAAAACAGCAGTTAACGAAGCACCGCATTTTGATTTGTTTGATTCCTCTGGAAATGCCTTTACAAACGAAACTTATTATAAAGGTAGTACCTTCCAAGGTACAAAACTTTTTAGTTACAAAAAAGGCTCAGGCAGTAATGATGTTGAATTGGGATTTCCCTTAACATACGAAAGTATTAATAATTTTGGTGATATTGTTTTTAGTTTTGATTATAATTTAGACACATTTAATTATCAAGACGACAATTCTAATACAGTTACAAACTCAATAAAAACAGGATTTTTTAAAATTTATGATTTCACTGGTGATAATTTTGCCTATGAAAATGTTTGGAAAAAAACTTATTTTAAATCTAGACAAGCAGTGATTAGACAATACAATGCTAAAGTAAATGACTTTGACGTTGATGTGTTTGAAAATAGTTACTTGTTAGATGATTTACAAATCAAAGTTTTTGTTAATGGTGAGAAAAAAATTGAAGGTATTGATTATAATTTAACCAATGCTGTTCCTAATAAGCGTGTAAGTTTTATTAAAAATTTATCTAGCACAGATATTGTAGTTTTAAAATGCTATAGTGCCGCAGATAAAAATAATAATGGCTATTATGAAATACCTAGGAATTTAGAAAGTAATCCTACCAACAATGATGTTACAACCTTTACAATTGGTGAAGTTAATAAACATGTAAACACTATATTGTTTGATCATCCTGACACTACAGGAATTGCTCCAGGAGTAACAAATTTAAGAGACATTGGAAACGCTACAGAATATGGTTCACAATTTATGAAGCATAGTAGTCCGTTTAATTTAGCATCTTATCACATTGTTGATAAAAACGCAAATGTTATTAAGTCATTAAATTTTGCTCAATCTGAATACAGCAGATTTAAAAGAGCGTTTTTAACTGAATCAACAAAAACTGGCTTTCATGGATCTACTGCAGATCATGTTGATTTGATAATGAAAAAAATTACTAAAGACAAAACTAGTTCGTTTGCCTTTTTTGCTAGTGATATGGTTCCTTTTAACAAATCTAGAGCAAATACTACTAGTGTAGATTATACTGGAATTGAATATATTCCTACTAGTTATGATGGTTTTGATATGACTACATTAAGTTCAAAATCAATTTTAGTATATGTAAATGACGAAATCAAAACAATAAACAAAGATTATACAATCGAAGATGGTTTTGTAAAGTATACAAATGCTGTTGAAAATGACCAAATCACTGTAGTTGAATTTGATAACACAGCAGGATGTTTTGTGCCACCAACACCAACAAAACTAGGATTTTTACCAAAGTATGAACCACAAATTATAAATGATACATCTGTAACTGGAAACGTATCTGTTATACTAGGACATGATGGTAGTCGTACAAAGGCATTTGGTGATTATAGAGATGACCTATTATTAGAATTAGAAAAAAGAATTTACAACAATATTAAGATTAATTATGATACTAATTTTTTAGATATACATAACGTTCTTCCTGGTAAATTTAGAAAAACTAATTACAAAACACAAGATTTTAATAATATACTGCTAGAAGATTTTAGCAAATGGTTAGACGGCGCAAATAATCCTGATTATACTTCGCAGGATTTTTATGATGGCTCTAATCCATTAACTTATAATTATCGTAACATGACTGACTTTGACGGCGAAACATTAGTTGGTTTTTGGAGAAATATCTATAGATATTATTATGACACAGACAGGCCGCATATTACACCTTGGGAAATGTTAGGAATTTCAATAAAACCAACATGGTGGGAAAGTGTTTATGGACCTGCTCCTTATACATTTAACAATACACCTTTGTGGCAAGATTTACGTGATGGTCTTGTAAAAGAACCAGGCAAACCTGTAGTACAAAAGAAAAACTACGTGCGTAAAGATTTAATGAATATTATTCCAGTAGACGAACAAGGAAATTTACGTGGACCTTCAGCCTCTGGTCTAGCAAGGAATTTTGTTTTAGTTGACACCATAAAACCTTTTGTTTATGGAGACGGTTCTCCAACTGAAAATGCTTGGAGAAATAGTAGTGAATACAACTTTGCGTTGTTAAAAGCGTGGATTTTATTACAACCAAGTCATGTAATTGGCTTAGGATTTGATCGTAGTAGGATGAAATTTGACTTATCTGGTAATATAGTATATTCAGAATCTCAACAACAGATTGCTGCTAAAGATCTTATATTTCCTACTATCACAGAGGGTAGTGAAACTGAAGTATTAACAAGTGGCTTAGTAAATTACATAGCAAACTATGTGAAATATTCTGTAGATTCTAAATACATAAAATATCAAACTATTACAAAGGGTCTTACAAATCAGTTAGCAATAAAGTTAGGTGGTTTTGCTGAAAAAAATAAATTAAAATTATTACTAGATAGCAGAAGTCCCTTAAATAAAACTAATGTATTTGTTCCAAATGAAAATTATCAAATATTTTTAAACAAAAGTTCTGTACAAGATACTGCTATAGCCAGCGGAGTAACAATTGAAAAAACAATTAATAATGGCTACATTGTTAAAGGATATGATAAACAAAATCCTACATTTACCATATTACCATTTATTGAACAAAGAAGTGATAAGGCTATTAATGTAGGCGGAATTAGCGAAAACTTTTTTCCATTTGCTGAAGGAAATACTTATACAGTAGGAACTATTGTAAAATATAATGGAGAATTTTACAGGGCAAAAATTACTCATATTTCTTCAAGTGAAATAGATTTAAATAATTTTACTAAACTTGCTGAATTACCAATATCTGGAGGTAAAGGTGCTATTATTAGAAAAGCATTTTCAAATACTCCAGAGCAAGTTCCTTATGGACAGAGATTTAATTCAGATCAAGAACTTGTAGATTTTCTCCTTGGATACGAAGCATATTTAAAATCAATTGGCTTTATATTAGATTCAGTAAATCCAGAAGGTGGAGAAGTAGAAAACATGTTATTAGTTGTTAAAGAATTTTTATTCTTTGGCACACAAAATTGGAAAGCAGGCACAGTGCTTGCTGTAAGTCCAATTGCTAATGCGTGTAAGTTTTCTCGTAAATATTTTACAGTTGATAATTTGTATGATAATTTTTATGATTATAATATAGTTACTAGTAATGGTAATTTAATAAGTGCAGATCAAATAAATGCCTATAGAGACAGAGATATAGATTTTGCTTTAAATGCGGTTGGAAACAATGAAGGAATTTATCTTGTAAAGTTACCATTAGTACAACAAGAGCATGTTGTTTTAATTGATAATGAAACAATTTTTGCTGATACAATTTATGATCTTGCTGCTGGATTTAGACAAGATAGAATTAAACTTATTGGTTACAGAACAGACAACTGGACAGGTAGTTTGAATATTCCAGGCTTTTTCTATGACGAAGCCAGAACAGTTTTATGGGAACCTAACACAGACTATCAAGTTGCTGATATTGTAAAGTTTAAAGAATTCTATTACAGTTCAGTTAAGAAACATACTAGTAAAACCAAATTTAATGATACAAATTGGAGAAGGTTAGACTCACGTCCAGTCTCACAAATTTATCCAAATTGGGATTATAAAGTAAATCAATTTGCTGATTTCTATGATTTAGATACAGATAACTTTGATACTGAACAACAAAGATTAGCACAGCATTTAATAGGATACCAAAAAAGACAATACTTAGAAAATATTATTACAGATAGTGTAAGCCAATATAAATTTTACCAAGGATTTATACAAGAAAAAGGAACAAGAAATGCTCTTGATAAGTTGTTTGATGCTTTAAGTAGCAGTGACAAAGATAGTGTAGAGTTTTACGAAGAATGGGCTTTAAGACTAGGGCAATACGGATCTATTGATAATATCCAAGAAACTGAATATGTCATTGACGAATCTAAATATAAACTAAATCCTCAAATATTTGAACTTGTATCTCGTGCTGATACAACTAGGAAAGACTTGGTATATGAATACACGCCAAGAGAAGTTTACAAAAGCCCTGATAATTATTCGCATCAACTTGTTGGAATTACAACAGAGAACAGAGCTATTGCTCGTAATAGTGGATATGTTAGAGATTCAGATGTTGAATATATTGTACGAGATAAAAGTTTTATTCCTGAAATAGATTTAGATACATTGCCAATTGGTAAACATATTTGGATTACAAATGAAAAATCAACATGGACAGTTTTAAAACATAGTAGATCAACTTATAACGTAACTAATTTAGAAACGTTTGTTGACAATGCTAATAATGGCGTAAGATTAATTGTTGACAGACAAGTAAAAACAATAGCAATAAATGATTATATTGGTGTATACACTGATGTACCATTATTAAAAGGTTTTTATAAAGTAACTAATGTTTTTGGTAATACAATAGAGTTTAACACATTAGAAGCAATTGAATATGAAAATGATGAAGATAGTTTCAATGCTACAACTGGCGCAGTAATAAGTGTATTCAACTCTAGAAGATTTACAGATGTTGATGATTTAAACACAAATATAGTAGATTTAGAAACTGATAATGTTGATAAAATTTGGTTAGACAATACAGGATCAGGTGAATGGTCTGTATACGAAAACAAAAGTATTTTTAGTTTGTATAAAGAATTTCAAAATACATCAGATAAAAGAGTAAATCTACTTATTGACGGCAATGTCACAGGATCTGTAAATGTAGACGATATAGTGATGATAGATGATTCGTCAGGATATAGTAGTGTGTTTGCTAAGTCTTATGACAGTGTAAATGACAGAACAAAACTGACTGTAAATAAAGGTGTTAATGTATGGCCTATTGGTTTTAATGTATTTCTAGCTGATAGCACTGATTTAGGAAAATTAGTGTCTGTTGAATATGAGCAAATACAAGCCACAGATTCATCTCAGAGTAACTTGACTACAGCTAAAACAGAATATATTAGTAACAGCTCATATAATCATGGTGTTCTTGAAATTATGCGTAGATCTGGCGATACACTTAGTTATAGTCAAACAGAGAATTTTCTACCTACTGCTTATCATGATGAAAATAGTGGATATGGTTACTCAGTATCAGTAGCACCAGACGGAAAATATATTGCTGTAGGTGCTCCGTTTGCTTCTAATATATTATCAAAATTTAAAGGCACAATTGATCCTGCCGAAGCATATGCTGTAGGTGATATTGTTGTTGATAGAGGCCAATTATGGAGAGCAAAAGTAGATATAAGCAACTGGCATGATGACGCAAGTGATAGTAGTACAATTACAGCTGGTGACAATGAAGACCTATGGGAAGCTGTATATAGTTTAACAACAACAGGCGACGGCTTAGCATCAGGGCTTACAGCACAGGGTGCTGTATACATTTACGAATTAGATAGTGTGTCTAGAAATTATTCTTTACAGACAGTAATGTTTAGTCCTGAACCAAAAGATAATGAAAATTTTGGATATGAAATTGAGTTTAGAAAAAATCTAACCGGAAAATATAAATTATTTGTTTCGGCACCAGCACAGGCAGTAGGAGCAATTTATTTCTTTGAGTACGATGTAGATACAGTAGAATGGAAATGGACACGCAACAGATCATACAAAGGTGTATTTGATGTAGATGAAAAGTATAGAACAGGCGATCTTGTTTATTATCAAAATGCTCTATACAAAGCATTAGTAGACAGACTTCCGTCTGTAACGCCAGCAACTGAAAAATTACCTACAGATGTAAACAGTTGGTCTAATGCTGAAACAAATGAAAATGGCGAAATATTATATTACTATTCTGATAATGTAGAACATACAGGATTTGTACCAAATAGAGAACAAGATTTAGATGGCGACAATGATACAAATGAACAGTATTTTGGACGTAAATTCTTTGTAAACACAAACGGAGACAAACTTGTTGCTCAAAGTATAAAAGCAGGTCAACGCACTCTTACAGTATATAATCAGCCAATTGATCGCTGGACTTACATCCAAGAAATAACAGGCGACACTAATGAACAATGGGCAGTAGATTTTGCTATAAATGACGAAGGTAACAAAATTGCTATCTCTGAACCAGCCAACGACGACACTGGTACAAATAAAGGAACTGTATATGTTTACACACAGCAAACTGATAATACATATACATTGACACAAAATTTATATAGTCCACAATCAGAAAGAAACGAATATTTTGGTTCTGCTGTTGATTTTAGTGGTAATAAATTAGCAATATGCGGTAAAAACTCTGATAAACTAACTGTTACTAATTTTGATGTTACCACAAATGGTAAGCTAATTTTTGACAACGGAACTACTAGGTTTGGAACAATTGATTCTGATCTTGGTAGAATTATGATATTTGAACAGATAGGTGATAACTTTACATATGGCGAAAGTGTGAATTATAAACGACAAACATTTGGACATACTTTAGATAATTTTAAATTTATTAATAATCATATCTATTTGAATTTGCCAAACTATCTAGCTTCTAATGTTAATACTCCTACAGATGCTAATTATGTTATTAGTAATATTCCAGGAATACTAGCAGAATTTACACATACAAAAAACAAAAATTCAAATCAAGTTCTTACTTCCCAAACTAATAAACCAGATATTAAACAAATACAGCGTGTATTTTTGTATGACAAAAATACGGCAGATATTATTGCAGACTTAGATGTGATAGATCCAAGACAAGGAAAAATAGCAGGCGCAGCAGAGCAAGAGATAAGTTACAAAACTTGGTACGATCCAGCAGTATATTCTACAGCAGAAACTGCAGATGTTGTAGTTGATGCTCAGTCAAATTGGACAGATAGATACGTTGGTAAGTTGTGGTGGAATCTTAGTGAAGCTTCGTGGTATGATCCTTACCAACAAGGTTCGTCATATAGGTCAACAGTCTTTAATAAGATTTTACCTGACAGTGATATTGTCGTAAGCGAATGGGTAAGCACTGATTTATTACCATCTGAATGGAATGAACTTTCAGGATCAACAACTGGTTTTACACAAGGTGTGACTGGTACAGCACTATATGATGATACAGTTTATAGTGAAAAATTGATATTTGATGCTACAAAACAAGTTTTTGTTCCGAGATATTTCTATTGGGTAAAAAATAAAACTACTGTTCCTACAAATACAAATAGAATTATTAGTGCCCAAGTAGTAGCAGACCTGATTAAAGATCCTGCTAAACAAGGTTATAGATATGTAGGCATATTAGAAAGCGATAAATTTGTATTATATAATTGTGCTAGTTTAATTGAAGGAAAAAATACTGTAATTCATTTTAGAACATTAAAAGATGTTAATGTAAAGACTGAAGTTCATAGTGAATACCAATTAATTACTGAAGGACTAGACATTGATGTTCCAAATCAAGAGATTGAACGTAAATGGATTGATAGTTTAGTAGGATATGACTTAGTAGGTAATCCAGTACCTGATGTTAATTTACAACCAGTAAAAAAATACGGTGTGTTAAATATTCCTAGACAGAGCATGTTTGTTAATCGCATTGAAGCTGTAAAACAATTTGTAGAAAGAGCTAATTCTGTTTTAATTAAAAATTTAATCGTTGATAACTATGATTTGACTAAATTACAATCTAAAGATCCATTGCCTATACTAGCATCTCAAAAATTTGATGTAAGTATTGATGATGTAGAAAATCTTGAATTTGTTGGTACAGCAAAAGTCAAACCTGCTATTGTAACACCTGTTATTGAATTTGGTAAAATTACAAGTGTAATAATTAATGATAAAGGTAATGGTTACAAAACTGCTCCACTTATAGAAATAGAAACAACAACTGGTAAAGGTGCTAATCTTGAAACTGCTATTAACAGTAATGGACAACTTATTTCTGTAACAGTAAAAGATTCGGGCTTTGATTACGATAGTACTACATTATTAAAAGCAAGACCGTTCAGTGTTTTAGTCACTGCTGATTCTTCAATTGGAGGAAGATGGGCAATATATGTTTACAATAAAACACAAGCAATTTGGGAAAGATCGGATAACCAAAGTTTTGATACTACTAAATATTGGAATTATGTAGATTATTACGCTGATGGTTATGGACCTAATACAATTGTAGATAATACAATTGAGGCAAGCTACGAATTATATGCTGTTAATAACAATATTGGCGATATTGTAAAGATATCTAATGTTGGCACAGGCGGTTGGTTACTGTTAAAGAAAATTAACGAAATTGACACTGAAGATTACACTGTAAATTATGAAACAATAGGAAGACAAAACGGAACAATAAAATTAAGTTCGTTAATTTATGATTATACTACTAAGACAACAGGATATGATGCCTCTGTTTATGATATTACATTTTACGACAGAGAACCAGTACAAGAGTTAAGAAATATTATAGATGCTATAGCGCAAGATATATTCATTGGAGATTTAGCAGTTGAATATAACAATCTATTCTTTGCCGGAATAAAATATGTGTTTAGTGAACAACCTAATGTTGATTGGGCTTTCAAAACAAGTTTTATTAGGGCTAAACATAATGTAGGCGAGTTAGCACAAAAAGTTGCTTACCAAAACGATAACTTAGAAAATTATCAAGATTATATTAACGAAGTAAAACCCTATAGTTCAAATGTTAGAGAATATATTAGTTCTTATGAAAAAATTGAACCTAGTCAAAGTGTTATTACAGATTTTGATTTGTCTCCTAGTTACATCGATGGTAATATCACTCCTAGTGCTGCTACTTTTGACGGCACCGAAGTTGTAAATCTTTGGAACAAATATTTTACATATCCTTACAAGAACTGGACCGATAACAACACCTATGAAGTAATCCGTATTGATGTTATAGACGGAGGATCTGGCTTTACTGATACTCCTTATGTCACATTTGAAAATGATAGTACACCTTTATATTCTGGACTTACAGCAAAAGCATATATTTCTAAAGGCAAAGTAACAAGTATTGAAATTGTAAACAAAGGAAGCAGATTATACAAAGCTCCTACAGTTACAGTAAGTGGTAACCAAGATATAGATGGCAAGCCTGTTTTAGCATCATGTATATTAGGAAATAGTAATGTACGAAGCACACATGTTATAGTAAAATTTGATCGTGTGAGTGGCAAAAAGTATTTTGAAATTCTTGATAAAACAGAAACATTTACAGGATCAGGCAACCAAAAGAAATTTATGGTTAAGTGGCCAATGAACATAAAGACAGATTCGTTTACAGTTAAAATAGATGGAGTTGTACAATTACAAAATACTTATACTGTTGGTAATCAATTAGATAGAACAAAATTATATGACAGGTACTTTGGATATGTAGAATTTGTTGAGGATCCAGCTTTAAATTCAACTGTTGAAATACAATACAAAAAAGATGTTAATCTATTACAAGCGGCAGATAGAATTTTAACAGAATACAAACCAACTTCGGGTATGCCAGGTGTAGAAACAAGTCAATTAATGGACGGAGTTGAATACGAAGGTGCGTTGTATGACGGTTTAGATTTTGGCACAGAACAAGGATTTGGTGTTGGAGGATTTAGTGACCTGCCTTGGGATACATTTGATAACACTTATCAAGATGAAGTGTTAACATTAGATGGTAGTACATCAATTTTACAATTATCAACACCTTTAGAAGATGGAGTATCTTATAACATCTATCTTAATGGAGTAAGACAAGATGATCCGCAGTATGACGGTAGCACTATTACTGCTAACAAAAATGCTGTAATGGCAACAGTAGTTGGCGATGGAGTTACAGATACTATAGATATCAATGGAGCATTTTTTACAACTGACGGTGATCAAGTTATTATTAGAAAAGAGTCCAGCGACGGTTCTTTTGCTCCAGTTTCAGCTGCTTATGATACAGCATTGTCTGGAGGAGCAATAGATAGATCAACTGCTTCTGGTATACCAGGCGGCGAAGTTATAGTTGACGGCGATGGTTTTTACACTCAAAGTGCTTCAAGAGGTCCAGAAGAATTAGTACCTGGTCATGTTACAGACACATTAGACTTATCTGTGTACACTCGCACACCAGATGGTATAGGACTTATTTCTGTTGCCAATTATGTAACTGATGGTTCAACCGTTGTATTTGAAATGCCAAATACACCTTTTGGCACCGATAATGTAGTAGTAAACTATGATGGAAAGTTGTTAGAGAAAAACAACTACACTGTTGATGTTGAATCAAATACTCTTACATTTGATAATGTTCAAGAAGTTTTTGAAGCTAATAAATCTATTAGCATTATGACAATAGGAGCAAACGGGTCTAAGTTAATCGATACTCAAACAATAAAATTAACGCAGTTTGATATTGATATTTTAGATTCTTCAGGATTAGAAATTGAAACAGCAATTAAATATAATACAAATGTTACTGCTATAGTTATTATAAATGGCAAAATAGGTGTTGTTGGTACAGATTACACAACACAAAAATTAAACAATAGATTAGGTATTACTATCTTGCCACCAATAGATAGTCCAGACTACAATTTTGAAGTTGGCAATGTAATTCAATATGCTGTATATGATAGTGCTATTCAAACTTTCAGTCAAATTTATCAAGATGAATCATGGGATCCTACACTTGTAAATTATTACAAATTTACAGATACAAATATTCCGTTTAATAATAAACCGTTAGGACATAATTTACTTGTTATGTGGAGAGCAAATAAACAAGTATTAAGTCCAGGATATAGCATTAGTTATACAACCACAAGCAATAGAATTTACTCAATCGATTCTTGGATGTTTGATCCTTTGTCAAATCTAACAAGTGTAGATTTTTTAATATATGTTGACAATGTAAGACTTGACCAACGTTACTGGGCATGGGATAATGTAAATGGAAGAATTACATTGCTTAACAATGTAATAGCACCAGCAGGTAGCAAATTAGACATCTATGTTTTAAAAGATGCTGAATATTATTTTGTTGATACACAATTAACATTTTCTGAACTTGACGGTAGCACTGCAGCTAATTTAGAATTACTTGTACAAGAAGGAGATACTCTATCAATTACAAGTGCTGCTACAAGCACAACATTTGAAACAAAGGTTAGAAGTATTGTTGACAATGTAGTAACAGTTAGAAGTTACCAAAAAGGATTACGAGACGAATTTGTTGCCGATGAAAAATTCTATATTACAGCTTCTGGAGCAGATTCTACTGCTTTAGTAATAAGTGATTTACAGTTTATTGAAAGTGATAGTTTGACTATAGATCCAAGTCTTCCAAATTTACAAGCAAGCGATTTTAAGGTAAGTGTGATGCATTTTAGTAATCACGACATTAATAACTTTTCTAGATATACTTATAATGTTTTAAATAATTCAATTGTAAACGCAAATTCACCTGAAGCAACTAGACGTAATTTGTTAAGTAACGGAATTGTAGAACTTGAAAAACCAGTGTTGTCTGCTCAGTATGTTTGGGTAATTAAAAACGGAATAGTTTTACAACCTTCAATTGATTATGTAGTAATGGAAACATTAGATGCTATTAGACTTACTAATATTCCTAACGAAAATGATCGCATTGATGTATTACATTTCCAAAATAATACAGCATCTCCAAAATTTGGATATAGAATCTTTAGAGACATGTTAGGAAGAACACATTACAAACGACTCAATGAAGATAATAGTTATAAATTAGCAGTAGCATTAAAACAATATGATACAAAAATTATATTAGACGATGCTACAGGTATAGTTCAACCAAACACTTTACAAAACATTCCAGGTGTATTATGGGTTGATGGTGAACGTATTGAATATTTTGTAGTAGAAGAAAACACTTTAAGTCAGCTTAGAAGAGGTACTTTAGGAACTGGAGCAAAAGTAAATTATCCAGTAAATACAAAAGTATACGGACAAGGTATTGACGAAACAATTGATTACAGAGATACATATCAAGTTTATAGACAGTTAGCAGATGGTAGTAATACTGTTGTTGATATAGATTTTGAATTTAATAATATTAATGAAATTGAAGTGTTTGTAGGCGGTAGAAAGTTAAGTAAAGTGGCAGTAGATGTGTATAACAAAACAATAGCACAAGACAGTCCAGAAGCTGACCAAACACAAGATAAAGAGTTTGATGTTATAACAGTTGGCAGCGAAAAAGTAATCCAATTTGCTACTACTCCAGCTATTGATACAGAAATAAGAATTGTTAAGAAAACAGGTAAAACTTGGTATAATAACGGAACTTCTTTAAGAGATAGTAATTCTTCAATTGCTAAATTCTTACGCGGAGCAACTATTGAGCTACCTAAATAAATACAGTATAAGGTAAAAAAGATGACACAGTTTAAAGATTTAAATGGAATACATGTAGAAGGACACATTAAAATTTCTGACCCAACTAGTGGCGAAATTTATGTGAATAAACGCAATGCTATTCATTATGAAAACATGAGTCTTGCTTTAGCAGAAAGTTTAGCTAATCAAGGTTATGGTTTTGTATACGAAATGAGTTTTGGAAATGGCGGTACAAGCGTTGATCCAACAGGTATTGTTACTTATTTAACACCTAACAGCACCGGAACAAATGCTAGTTTGTACAATCAAACATTTACAAAAGTAGTTGATGAAAGAGCTGTAGCAAATACAGATCCAACTAGAAATAAAACAGAAATTAGACACGTTAGTGGAACAAATTATACCGATGTGCTTGTAAGATGTTTGTTAGATTATGGAGAACCAGCAGGACAAGATGCTTTTGACACAGCAGGTAGTTCAGAAAATTTATATGTATTTGATGAATTAGGTTTACGTAGTTATTCAGAAAGTGGAACTGGTAGACTAATGACACATGTTATTTTTCATCCAGTACAAAAAAGTTTAAACAGGTTAATACAAATTGATTATACAGTTCGTATTCAAAGTTTGAGCGGAATTGAGGGTTAATAAATGGCAGACTATAGTATTAGATTTACGGATTTTGTAAACAACGGTTCGATTGAAATAGAAGAAAACAGTTTAAATAGTTCAGATACAAGTTTAAAATTACCCGGACAAAATTTGTCTGGATATGGATCTTACATCAATACAAACTTTTTACAATTATTAGAAAATTTTGCTAATACTACTGCTCCTATCAACGCCGTTGAAGGTCAATTATGGTATGACACAACTGTCGGAGTTGATCAACTCAAAGTTTATGATGGTGCTGCTTGGGTAGCATCAGGTGGTATCAAAAAAGCTCAATCACAGCCACAAGCAAGTGAAAGTATTATAGGTGATATTTGGATTGATACAGCAAACTTACAAGCATATCTTTATAGTGGTAGTGGCTGGATACTAATTGGACCTGATTATGCTGAAGGCGCTTCCACTGGTGTAAAAATTGAAAGTATTATAGGCACAAGTGCTGAGTTAGGAACAGACAGACAACATGTAATTTTATCTAGCTATGTAAATGATAAAATTGTTTCTATACACAGCAGTTACGAATTTACTCCTAAATTAAAAATAGCTGGATTTCCGTCTGGTACTGTTTTAAAACCAGGTATTAATCTTCCTTCTGAAACAATTTTTAATGGCAAAGCAGCAAAGTATTATGGCACAGCTGAAAAAGCAGAAAAAATAATTGATTCAACAGGACTGTTATCAATTGAGTATAATGATATTGCTAGACTTTCTGTAGCAAACAGATTTGAAAAAGAAATTAAGATTGCTACAAATACTGGTATAACAGTAGGCGAAAACGGTATCTTAAGTATGAGTATTACTGGATCAACAGCATTTCTTAGAAATAAAGCAACTGATGGTCCTATTGATTTTCAAGTTAATAATGCTGGAGCAAATACTACAGCTTTAAGAATTACTTCAGAAGGCAAACATGGTATTTTGACTACAGCACCAGACGAAGAATTAGATGTCGTAGGAAATATTCAAGCTAAACCTAATGCTGCTAACCAAGGCGGTAGAGTTATCGTAAAAAGCATAGCAGATAGTAGTGTATACACAGATTCAACAGCATCTTTAAGTACATTAGGCGGAGTAAGTATTGCCAAAGCTGTCAATGTTGGAGGAGAAGCGTATTTCAACCAAAATGATACAGACAATACATCTAGCATATATGCTGAAAATATTCAACCGTACACTCCTTCAGTAAATAAAATTGGAACAGAAGCATTACCTTATCTTGAAGTACACTCTAACACTTTTTATGGAAATGTAATTGGTAATGTAAGTGGTAATGTCGGCGGCACTGCTACAAGTGCAGGTAAATTAGCTCAACCAACAACGTTCCAATTTAGCAGCACAGGAGATGTAACAGCATCAGCACCAATTACATTTGATGGGCAAGTTGGCGGCACTACAAAAGAATGGACACTAAACGTTGATCCAGCATTTATAGACAATCAAACAGCAACAGGTGTAGTAAACACTCTTACTGACGAAGTATTAATTAACCGTAGCGGCGCACTTACAAAAATGACACATCAAACATTTGTAAGCACAATTCCTACATTTGTTTTAGGAATGATTATGCCTTTTGCTGGCACTGTACCTCCTGATAAATGGGAGTTGTGTCATGGACAAGAGCTCACACGCGGTGGATCTTATGAACAATTATACGAAGTAATTGGCAACTTATACGGAACACCAAGTGATCCAGCTACAAAATTTAAAGTACCAGATTTTAGAGGCAGATTTTTAATTGGACATTTAGGAGATGCTACAACAGGCAACCGTGTTCTTAACGATGCTTCTGCTAATACTGTAGGACTACCAGGCGGTAGTGAATCAGGAGTTATTCAACAAAATCAACTTCCTGATCACCAACATAGTTTACAAGGCGATAACGGAGAGCAGTATTATAGCACTACTGGTGTTGCTGGTGGTACAGATACAGGTGCTCAAGCACAATCTATTATGGGTACAACAGCAGGAACAGCTAACACTCAAACAGGTAATATGATAGATGTAGACAATGATCCGTTCTATCATACTCCACCGTTTGTAACAGTTGAATACATTATATATACAGGAGTTTCATTACTATGAGTTATAAAATAAACCAATCAGACGGTACACTCTTAGTAGATTTGATTGATGGAAAAATTGACGTTGCTACTACAGATGTAACTCTTGTTGGACGTAACTACACAGGATACGGAGAAGCATTTAACGAAAACTTTGTTAAAATTTTAGAAAATTTTGCTTCAACAGTTCAGCCAACTAATCCACTTAGAGGACAAATATGGTATGACACTAGTGTAGGTAGACTAAAGGTATATGACGGCACAGAATTTAGAGGCACTGATACAACTACTTATGCCGCTTTACAACCTAGTATGGTTGCTGGAGATTTGTGGGTAAATGCTACAACCAAGCAATTGTATTTTTCAGATGGTAGTCAAATTTTTAGAGCAGGTCCAACTTATACTAGAACACAAGGACAAACAGAATGTGATGCTATAACGCTTACTGACAGCAATGGATTTGATAAAACTGTAGCACGTTGGACAGTAGGTGGTAATTTAGTAGCTATTGTATCAAGTGAAGATTTTACTGCTCCTGTCATAGACTCAAATGTTGCTTTAATACCAGGATTTCCTACACAGATAAAAGCAGGGGTTAACATTAATCCAACATATAGTACTTTTGCTTGGAATGGCACAGCTACTAATGCTAATAACTTAATTGATACAGCAAATAATGTATACTCAGCATCAGATTTCTTACGTGTTTCTCCAAATTTAAATGTTGCCACATATCAAACTACAAACCAGCATTTACATATTAACAATGACAGAGGACTGCTAGTTGGTGATGTGTCTAGACTCAGTTTATCAACAGATACAACATCTCTTAATAGAGATATTGTTATTAGATCGTTTAGAGATAATGCTAATATTAAAATTCAAACTAGCACTAGTGGTTCACCTGACGATGCTATTACAATAGATACAAGCAATAGACGGGTTGGAATATTTAATGCTGAACCAGCAGCAATGTTACACATTGGAACAAGCGATAGCGCAGCCGAGAATACAAGTATAATTATCGAAGGTAATTTAACTGTTAGAGGCGATAGTTCTAGCTTAGATGTGTCTACATTAAGAGTAGAAGATAAGCAAATTGAACTAGCAATTACAGATGGTAGTACATTACTAACAAATGCCCAGGTAGACGACGGTGGCGTTGTTTTACGTGCTTCTGGAGAAGAGAAAAAATGGACATGGAGAGATTCTACCGATTCTTGGACAGCGAGTACAAATATAGATGTAGCAGACGGCAGAGTTTACAAAATTAATAATACAACAGTATTAAGTATTAATGAACTACATAACAGTGTTACCCAAGCAACTGGACTTGTGCGTGTAGGTACTTTAGAAGAACTTACAGTTGATAACATATCGTTTAACGCTAGTACAATAACAACAACTACTGGACTTAATTTAAACGTTAACGGTGATATACAATTAGTAGCAACATCTAAAATTCGTAATATTGCTGAACCAGCAGCAGATAATGATGCTGCTACAAAACTATATGTTGACGATGCTAGTAAAAGCACAGACATATGGCTTTCAGTTGATTCAACAGGATTAACTGATGCCCAAATTGCTGCTTTAGTTAACGATTTAGTTCCTGCTAGTACAAAAAATAATGGAGTAAGTGCTAGAGTTCATTGTACATCATATAGCGGAGAGTATACATATAATCCAACTGGATCAGTATCAAAAAGTTTTGTAGCAGTTGATAGTGCTGGTGTACAAAACCAATCGGTTATAGGAGACTTTAGTTTTACAAATACAACAGATACAGTAACACTTACTGTAACAAGAACATTAAAAAGATTTGAAGTTGTTGTAGGATCATGGACGTGGCAGGAAAACTTGTCTAGTAGCGTTTAAGATAAATACTTAAAATTACACACAAGGTGAAGTAAATGGCATACATAATTAATAGATATAGTGGGGCGCAGTTAACAACTGTCGAGGATGGCACAGTTGATGATACAACTGAAATTAAACTAATTGGTAAAAACTACGCAGGTTACGGCGAACAACAAAACGAAAATTTTTTGTTTTTATTAGAAAATTTTTCAGGAACTAACGCACCAACAAAAGCACTTACAGGTATGCTGTGGTATGACGCTACATCTGAACGTATTAGAGTGTATGACGGCACACAATACAAAACAGTAAGCGGAGCAGAAGTATCAGCAAATCAACCAACTGGATTATCCGAAGGCGATTTGTGGTGGAATACAACAACAAATCAATTGTATGCTAAAAATGCCAACGACGAATATAACCTAATTGGACCACAATCAACATCATCAGGTACAACAGAAATGCGTACCTTAGATTTAATTGATTCAACACAAAACAAAAGAGAAGTGATTGTTTCCTACAATAATGATGAAATAATTGCTATAATTTCAAGAAACGAATTTACTCCACAAGTTTCACAACCAGATGTTACAGGATGGTCATATACAGAATATCCTACAATAAAATCAGGTATTACATTACGAGCAGTTGATAATGATGGTGTATCAGGTGTTGATTCAACAGGTGAAACTAATCTGTATTGGGGATCGGCAAGTAATGCTCTTAGACTTGGTGGATATTTAGCAAGTGATTATTTAAGATCAAGTAGTTTACCAAATCCGTTCCCAGAAATAAATTTTGGTGATGCTGGATTTACTATTGGTAATGGTACAGACATAAGACACTTTATTGATGCTGATGGTCAGACTCCAGTAATTAAATTAAACAACAATATACTAAACATTAGAGATAGTGGAGATTCTGATCAGTTTACTATTACTAATTCAGCTATATTTCCTGTTACCAGATCAACTAATAATTTAGGCGGCCCAATAAACGAATTTGCTAATGTTTATGCTGACACATTTACTGGAACTGCTACACAAGCAAGTACTTTAAATGTAAATGGAGTATTTAGAGCAGCAGCAACTACTGCGGATCCTAACACTGTAGCAGCTAGAGACGGCAGCGGAAACTTGGTAGCAAACATATTTACTGGTACTGCTACTCAAGCACGTTATGCTGATTTAGCTGAAAAATATACAACTGGTGAAACTGAACTAGAACCAGGCACAGCAGTAGCAGTAATAGCTGATGACTGTTGCGAAGTAGGTCCTGCTAAGTCTAGCGATATATGTATAGGTGTAGTATCAACAGATCCTGCTATTATGATGAATAGTGAAGCCGAAGGTCAATATATTGCCCTTAAAGGTCGTGTTCCAGTTAAAGTCGAAGGACCAGTCAAAAAAGGACAAGCAATATTTGCTTGGGATAACGGAATTTGTAAAACTGTTGCTACTAGTGCGCTAGTAGGTGTTGCTCTTGAATCTAACGACGACGAATCAATTAAACTTGTTGAGTGCGTTTTAAAAGTATAAATACACAAGTATTATTAAATAGGAGTTAGCATGGCAGTAGGTGATATAATCTCTGTTGCGAGATACAATATTATGCAAGACAGAGCTAATAAAGTTCTCGGAGTTGGAGGCGGTTCCTACGGAGAAACATTTGGGTATGGACAAGCAGTAGCAAGCTCAAGTTTGCCAACAAATGTAGCAACCAATCCAACAGTGGTTAATTCTACACATATGCAGAATTTAAAAACAGATATTGTAAAAGCATATGTCCACCAACAAAATACATTACCTACGTTAACTGATATTTCTACTTCTGATGATATAACGGACGCTGTATACGTTGAATATGAAACAGCATCAACAAGAATTGAAACAGATCATTTGTTATATAATATTGCCCAAATGACTGTGCCGGAAGCAAAGTTAAGCGTAACAAGAACTACACAATGGGGAGCACCAGGACTACCGACTATTATACACGAATGGTCAGTAACATGGACAGATAGAGATCATCTAAGGGCATTTTTTAATTCAGGCGGAGAAGTAAGAACTAGAGCGAGTATTACTGGCGGCTCTGGTACAAAAACTACTAATTGGAAAAACATGTTATCAACAGTTGGAACTGTAAAGTTTAGTTACACTGATACAGTAGCAACAGCAGGCACAGATTATAATATTGGCGCATATGACTTGACAGCAGGCGGCAGTTATGTTAATATATGGTATTACGAACCAGGAGCAGGTGCTTACGAAAACAATAACATTACATACAAAGCAAAATTAAATTCAGCAGGAAATATAATAACATTCCGTGTTGAATATACAGATGGCGATGCTATACCACCAGGAGATGGCACACCAGGAGTAGACGAACCAGTAGAAGGTACGTTTAATAGCATTGTTGAGCAACAAAGAGCAACCGGTTCTTATGTAGAGGTACCAACTCCTAATTATAGTAATATCTTGACAATCTAAGGATAATTTATGGCATTACCAGTATCAGTAGGCGCAACAATATTAGCAGCAGAATATAATGAACTACGTGATCCGGTAGATTCTATATACACAAGCCAATGGTACCAAACTGCTTTTTCTAGTGATGTTACAGCCGATGTTGATAGTGTAACAGAACAACAATTATTTAACTTATATATCGATCTTCAATCTTTATATGTCCATATGTATGGATCTTTAAGTGCAGATTTTAGACCTCCAGCTGTTGGACAAAAAATTGGTGCTGACGAATCATTAGATTACAATCAGGCAACCGGAGCAGAAACTGCTGTATCGAATTCCGCACTTATGGGATTCAATGATTATAACACTGTAAAAATTGATATTGAAAATTTTGATCTTACTGCTCATTTAAACTATCCTACAGGTAATTTTACTCCAGGAAGCACACTAACAAATCAACGAACTACAGCATGGGGCAATACAAGCACAACAGACGATATCTATCATATTGTTGAAATTGAATTTGCTAATGGAGCAGATCAAGAAGCTGCTTGGCTAAATGCTGGAGGGTTTATAACTTTTAGAGCAGATTTAACCGGCGGCACAGTTGGTACAGTGGGTACTAAAGATGACGATTGGCAGACATTGCTCAATGCTATGGGTGTTATATATGTTGATAAAAATGGATCTAGTTCTTCTAACTTTGCCGGCACTAATTACAATGTTGGAATAAGTGACTTAGGAAGTGGATATTCTTTAATTTATGAAAAAGCAGGATCCGGCGCATACGATGACAACAACTATAGAATATACGGAACTAGAGTGTCTGCTGGTGTGTATAGATTTAGAATAAGGTTTTATGACGGAGATACAGGGACAGGCGATCTAGGCGGCGCCGGTACAGGAACACCTGTTGATGAGGCAGTTGGAGGCACTTTAACTAGCCGTATTCAACCACATACGCCTGACAGTGGATTTATTTGGGATAGCACAACTTACACAGCATGTTCGGTTACTCAGGTAAATTATTCAACAGTTTATAGCCTAGCTAACAATCCAACTAGTGTTCCCACTTGACAAATAGTTTATATTCGTGTATTATTACAGTAGTAATATCGGAGTATACGAATGGACGAAAGACTTGAAAAGGCTTTAGATTTTAGTAATTATATGATTACACTAGATAATCAAAAAAGGTTACTTAAAGAAAAATATCAAGAAGATTTAATGTATTATCACAATGGTGGTACATTTACAGCTACAAAGGAATTGATAACATTTTGTTCTTCCATGGAGTCATCTCAGCAAGAAGAAATAATTCTAACAGATGATAATAATATTCCAATAAAAGTTACAACACAAGAATTTTTAGATGGAATACGTGATACATATTTCCAAGCAAGTAACAAGTACTATGTTGAATTTGATAAATTAATATCAAACAGAACAGTAGAAGGTATTATAGATTTATGAGCAGAGGTGCTCTATTAATAGCAAGAAATAATTCTCAAGTTGATTACGTTAAACAAGCAATTTTTTGTGCTGAAAAAATACAACAGCATTTAAATATTCCTGTTACGTTATTGACAGATAATGTTTCCTATATGGAAAAAACTTATAGCAATAAAATACAAGTGTTTGATAATGTTATTGCTTTACAAAACGAAAAAGCAAAAAGTTATAAAAAATACAGAGACGGTATTTTCCAAGAATATAAATTAGAATGGAAAAACACAAGTCGTAACGTTGCTTATGACGTAACTCCATATGACGAAACATTATTAATGGATACTGATTACATCTTAGCAAATAATGTGTTAACAAATTGTTTTAAACAAAACAACGATTTAATGATGTATAACATGGCTACTGATCTAGCCGGATGGCGTGATTTTTCCGAGTTTAGCCATATTTCACCAAATGGAATAGACTTTTATTGGGCAACTATTGTATTTTTTAGAAAAACGAAAGTAAATAAAATATTTTTTGATCTTGTAGGACATATTAAAGATAATTGGTATCATTATAAAGTTGTTTATAAAATTATGAATCCAACGTTTAGGAATGATTTTGCTTTTAGTATAGCTGCTCATATCATGAACGGATATATGAGGAACAATTTTGTAACGCCATTACCTGGTAAAAAATATGTAAGTCTTGATAATGATATTTGTATTGGTATAGATAATAATAAATTTAATTTTTTAGTACAAAAAGAAGCCAGTGCTGATTATTTTCCTGTGTCTACTAAAGAACAAAATGTACATATAATGAATAAGTTTAGTTTAAACAGGATAATCGATGAGTCTTAATTTTACAATATTTGCGCAAAATAGCACACACGATTATGTTCAGCAGGCATGTCTAGCAGCTATGAGTATAAAGTTGACCAATCCAACCTCTAAGATTGCGTTAATTACCAATGATGATGTACCTAAAAAATATCAACATCTTTTTGAACATATTGTTCCTATTCCTTTTGACGATGCCAGTAGTAACAGCGAATGGAAAGTTGAAAATAGATGGAAGATATATCATGCTTGTCCGTTTGAAGAAAGTGCTGTAATTGACAGCGATGTTTTAATTTTAAGTAATTTAGATCATTGGCAAAGTGTATTACAAAAACACGATTTATACTTTGTAAATCATGTAAAAACATATAGAGGCACAACAGCAGACAACATTTATTATAGAAAAGCATTTAGAAATCATAATTTGCCAAATTTGTATGCTGGGTTTCATTATTTTAAAAAATCAAAATTTGCGCATCAATTTTATAAATGGTTAGAACTAGTAATGAATAATTGGGAATTATTCTATGGACAATATGCTGGAGGAAAATATTTTCAAAAATGGCCTAGTATTGATGTGAGTGCGGCAATTGTAACAAAAATTCTTAATTGCGAAAATAAAATTACAAATACTATTGACTATCCTACAATAACACACATGAAATTAAGGAATCAAGGTTGGAAAAAACTTCATGTTGAATCTTGGCAGGCACAAGTTGGAACATATTTTAATAATGATTGTAAATTAAAAATAGGTAATTATTCTCAAACAGGAATTTTTCATTACACTGAAAAAACTTTTTGTAATAAAGAAATTATTAAAACATATGAAAATAAATTAGGAATAAAATGATAAACGGAGTTATTACAGAAAGATATATTTACTTTGACGAAATTGGAAATATACTTAAAATTTCAAATAATAACAATGACGAAGGACAATATTTAAAAACAAGTATAGAAGATGTTTGGGATATTATGTCTGGTATAAAAACTATGGATTCTTTTTTTGTTATTTTTGATTCAGTACAAAAAAAGCATATTATTAAAAGTAGATTTGTTGAAGATGAAATTAAATTTGACATAAACGATCAAATTTATAAAATTCCAAAAACAAAAATAGACAGACCTGATCTAACTATAAAACAAAATGTGATAAAAAAACAGTGGGATATAGAGTTAGATCCTATGTTAGATGAAAACATTAAGAATAGGAAGTTAATTTTTTCTGCTGCTTATAATTTTAGCGTATGTGGAAAGAACGATCCTCATAACCTGTATCAATATTTTCAAATTGATTTAAATAACATAAAATCAATACCTTTTATTAGCGATTACGAACTTGACATAGATTCTGTAAGCGTATATACTACAAAGAGATTAGATACATATTACCACGAGGTTATCAATGACTAAATTTAGAGTGTTAGACTATGACATTATTTACTTGAGCTATGACGAGCCTAATGCTGAAAAAAATTATGCTGATTTGTGTAGTAAAATACCTTGGGCTAAACGTGTACACGGAGTTGAAGGCAGTGACGCCGCACACAAAGCATGTGCTGAGTTAAGTGAAACTGATAGATTTATTACAATTGATGGTGATAACATTATTAATAAAGAGTTTCTTGCTAAAGAGTTTGATTTAGAATCACACGAAGATGCGCATTGGAATAAAGAAGCAAAGTTAGAAGATTGTGTAATTAGCTGGAGTGCTAGAAATACTATTAACAATCTAATGTATGGCAACGGCGGCATTAAATGTTGGCCTAAGGAAAAAGTATTAAGTATGCGTACACACGAAAATGCTGATCCTAGTAATATTCATGCGCAAGTTGACTTTTGTTGGGATATTGAATATATTCAAATGAATAGTTGTTATAGCACAATTATGAATAACGCAACTCCACATCAAGCATGGCGTGCTGGATTTAGAGAAGGTGTTAAAATGGCACTTGACAGAGGTATGCGTGTAAATAAAGAAGATTTTTTAAAAAATCATTGGAAAAATTTACATAGATTATATATTTGGCTTATGGTTGGCGCCGATGTTGAAAATGGAAGATGGGCAATTTATGGAGCAAGAGAAGGTTTGTACAAAACTATGTGTACAGATTGGGACTTTGTAAATGTCCGTGATTTTAAATGGTTAAATGAATATTGGGACGCTAAAACTGATTTAGTAGAAGAAGATATAGAATACTATTCACAAGAATTAGGGGATAAACTCATTAACGAATTAGAACTTCCAATAGCTGTTGATCCGTTAGATGCTACGCAAAGCAATTTTTTCAAGACTGTTTATGTTAATCAGCCTAGAAATCCAAAAAAAGGAACATAAATGTCTTTTGAAAAAGAAAAAACAAAATATGTAAATGATATAACAACACGACATTTTTCTCCTACATTTTGTTTTGCTAAATGGTATCACACAACAATATATTTACAAACGGGTGAAACACATAGTTGTTATCACCCTGCTCCTCATGCTATTGACGTTGATGAGCTCTTTACTAATCCAAGTGCTTTACATAATACTAAACACAAAAAACAAGAACGTAAAGAGATGTTAGAAGGTAAGCAATGTGTTGGCTGTAACTATTGCTGGAACGTAGAAAACATGGGTCCTGATTTTGTTAGTGATAGACATATTCGCAGTGGCAGTATTTACAATGAAGAACGGTTAAATGAAGTAAAGTTAAAACCTTGGGACTTTAATGTTAATCCTGAATACATTGAAATTTCATTTGGTAATGAGTGTAACTTTAGATGTGGGTATTGTCATCCTAAAGCAAGCAGCAGGTACTACAACGAAATACGGCAACACGGTCCGTATGACATGGTTAAAAATCATAGATGCGATGTAGATTGGTTTCGTGTATACGAAGAAGATAGCAATCCGTATGTACGTGCGTGGTGGAAGTGGTGGCCTGAAGTTAGCAAGACACTAAACATTTTGCGTGTTACTGGCGGAGAGCCTACAATACAAAAAAGCACATATAGACTGTTTGACGAACTTGAGAAAGATCCAAAGCCAAATCTTGAATTAAATGTAAACAGTAACTTAGGAGGTAAAGAACGTCAATTAGCAAAATTTACCGACAGTGTAAATAGTTTACTTTCGCAAAACAAAATTAAACAGTTTAAATTGTTTACTAGTGTTGACACCTGGAATCAACGAGCTGAGTACATAAGAGATGGATTAGATTTAGAAGTATTTGAAAGGAATCTTGATTATTTCCTTACTAACACTACAGCACCAGTAACTTTTATGATTACTTTTAATATTTTTAGTGTAACAACATTTCAAACATTGTTAGAAAAAATATTAGAATGGCGAGCAAAATATAATGATGTAAATAGCGGACGCTGGCAACGTATACATTTTGATACTCCATATTTAAAAGAACCTTTACAATACGATATTAATATTTTACCAAAAGAACAATATATGCCTTATATGGAAAGCCATTTACAGTTTATTCAAGATAATCTTAAAGAAGGCAGTAAAACACATTTTAGTACAATGGAATATGAAAAATTTAGACGTGTTGTAAGCTATATGAAAACTACAGAATACGATGTGAATAAAATACGTGAAGGACGCCGAGATTTTTATAACTTTTTTAAAGAACAAGATCGAAGACGTAATGTAGATTTTGAATTAAGTTTTCCAGAAATGTCTGACTTCTTTACGTTATGTAAGGAAGTTAATGGAACCTTCTAAGGACAATTCATACTGTTATTACCCTTTTAAACAAATTGCTATAAGTCATTGGAATAGCGATGGCATCCAGTGTGTCAATCCATGTTGTAATATGGCAAGTCCATTAGATCCTGATCCTTTACAAACTAACAAAGACATTCACAACGATGTTGAAAAATTATTTGATTTGCCTCAACTACAAAATATTCGTACACAGATGCTAAATGGAGAATATCCTAGTGCTTGTAATACTTGCTATGAAGCAGAAAAATACGGAAGTAGTCCAAGACTAATGTTAGATACAACAGTAGACAATAAGTTAGAGTGGCTTGATATACATTTAGGTAACAAATGTAATCTTAGATGTAGAATGTGTCATCCTGCGTTAAGTAATCAACTTAACAAAGATGCTGAATTATTCAAACAAGATGGTTATGAATATTGGTGGACTAGTGTGCCAGACATAGCACCACATGACATAAGTGTATTATATCCTGTACTAGAACAAATTACAAATATAAGAGTAAGTGGCGGAGAACCACTTTTGTCAAAAGAATATTTACAGTTATTAGATTACTGTATTGACAATGATTTATCAAAAAATATAAGTTTAGAACTACATACTAACGCAACTAAGTTTTCTAATACTAATGTACAAAGATTGAATAAATTTAAACATGTTAATGCTACATTTAGTATAGACGGTATACACAAAGTTTACGAATATACAAGATATCCTTTTGCGTTTTCTATACTTGAAAACAATGTTAAAAACTTTTTTAAAAATGTAAAAAATTATACTGTTCAAATAAACTATGTAGCAACAATATACAATATGTTTAATGTACGTGAAACAATATCTTGGGCTGAACAATTTCCCATAAGTGATTTTGTAGTTACAAATGTTTATCCGCAAGGACGCAATATCGATGTATGTTGGGCACCATATAATCTTCTTCTAATTGCTAAAGAAATGCTACTAGCAATGACAAAACCATATCAAACAGAACCTTTTACTAATTATTTACAAGACTGTGTGATTAATAATAAGTACAGCATAGAAAAGATTAAAGAAATAAAACTAGAAACTTTACAGTTTGATAAAAATCGTAATCAACATTACAAAGATTATTTACATAACATGACAATAGGGTTATTAGATTCGGTATGAAAGACAGCAGCACATTTTGTATGTTTCCGTGGTTACATTTAAATGTTACACCTAAGGGAGACGTGTATCCTTGTTGTAGTAGTGATTATGTTGAGCCGTTTGCTAATGTAAAAAATATGTCACTTGAAAAAGCCTTCAACACTGATCGTATGAAACAATTGAGATTAGACATGTTAAATGGGCGAAAAAATGAAGCATGTACTTTTTGTTACAAACACGAAGAAAATTCTCCGCATAGTTTTAGAAAATATAGTTTGGAACATTTTGGACATCTATATGATGATCTTATTCCGTTAACAAACGAAGACGGCAGCGTAGACGATTTTTCTATGCGTTATTTTGATGTAAGATTTAGTAATATATGTAATTTTAAATGTAGAACATGCGGCGGAGAATTTAGTAGTCAATGGGCGCAAGAAGAAAAACAACACGACGACAAAGGTGAAAATTTTAGGATAATTCAACATGCTGACGAAAGTGGAAAATTACTAGATGAAATATTAGAACAAATTCCTAATATGGAACTTGCTTACTTTGCTGGCGGCGAACCATTAATTACTGATGAACATTATACAATACTAGAGGAAATGATCAACACTGGTGCTTGTAAAAATATTGTCTTACGATATAATACAAACATGAGTAATTTTAAATATAAAAAGTATGACATACTTGATATGTGGAGTAACTTTAAAAATGTAGAAGTAAGTGCTAGTATTGATCATTTTGGAGAAAAAGCAGAATACATACGTAATGGTACAAAATGGTTTAATGTAAAAAACAATTTACGTAAAATTAGAGATGTAGATTTTATAAATTATCAATTTAATTGTGTATTAAGTAATTTAAATTATGTTACTCTAGGCGACTTTTTTACATACATGATTGACCAAGATTTGTTAAGAAAACACGATTATATAAGTATCTATCATTTGCTTAATCCTAGTTTTTACAGTGCGCAAAATTTGCCTAATTTACATAAAGAAAAGGGTACATTAAGTTTATTAAAGTTGCTAACACAAATTAGAGATGAATTCTGGTGTGCGCAACACATAGAAAACGCACTCAAATTTGCTACAAGTGCCAATACTTGGAATGAACACGGGCAAGAATTTATACATAATACTATACGTAGAGATAAAATTCGAAACGAAAGTTTTACTAAAACTTTTCCTGAATTGGCAGATTTAATCGATGGATAAAGAAAAACTATTAAAAGAAGATACAGCATTTTGTATCCTACCTTGGATTCATATGCACGCATGGCCTGATGGTCGTGCTATGCCATGCTGTATTGCTGACAGTGATCAGCCGTTTGGTGATTTAAAAACAAATACAATTGAAGAAGTTTGGAATAGTGAAAAATACAAAGAATTACGTAAAGCCATGTTACAAGGAAAACAATTAGACGCTTGTAAAAGGTGTTACGAATTAGAAGCGAGTACATGGATTTGGACACTACGTAAAAACAGCAACGAATGGTTTGGAGACAAGCATTTTGACTTAGTTGAAAAAACTAACGAAGACGGCAGTATAGACGAAATGCGTATGGCTTACATGGATGTAAGATTTAGCAATATTTGTAACATGAAATGTCGTAGTTGTGGACCTGAGCTTAGTAGTTTACATGCGCAAGAACATGGAGAATTATACGGTAAACATGAAATAGCAAATATACTTAACAATAATGGTAGTACTGTTGTAAATATTGCCAAGAAAAATAATTATTGGGAAAATTTACAAAAGTATTTGCCAGATGTCGAAGAAGTGTATTGGGCAGGCGGCGAACCACTTATTACAAATGAACACTATAAAATATTAGACAGATGGATCGAGTCAGGTAAGACAGATGTGCGTTTACGCTACACAACAAACTTTAGCAACATGCGCTACAAAAGTAAAAGTATTTACAGTTATTGGGAACAGTTTGAAGATGTACAAGTAAGTGCTAGTTTAGATGCTAACGGAAACAGAGCAGAGTTTATGCGCCACGGCACTGACTGGCAACAGATTGAACAAAACCGTGTTGAAATGTTAGAGCGTGTTCCTCATGTACACTTTGAAATTACACCAACTATTAGCTTGTATAATGTGTGGAACTTTCCAGATTTTCATATAGACTGGGTAGAACGTGGACTAGTAGATATTGACAAGTGTAGACTAAATGTTTTAACTGGTCCTGACTTTATGCGTATTGATTATATACCAGAAGAATATAAACGTGAATTACGTGCCAAATATATTGATTATAAAAAATGGGCCTATGAAAAATGCAATAGCGAAGATATGGTAAGAGAAGTACTAGGACACATAGATAGTGTTCTACAATTTATGAATATGGGAAAATATAATCAAGAAAAATTAAATCAATTTTTCAAAAAGAATCATACATTAGATGTACATCGCAAAGAAGATTTTTGGGCTGTGTTTCCTGAGTTAGGATGGTTACGTGAGCACATTACTTAAAATTACACCTATGTCAGAACCCTATGCTTGTCTTACTTGGCAAGTAAATAATTTTTGTAATTTTCAGTGTACCTATTGTAATCCTGGAAACTGGGCAGGTGATAATCGCAACAATGGCAATTTGGATTTGTATATAGATAATACAATGAAAATTTTTAACACTTACAAGCAGCGTGGATACAAACATTTTAAAGTATTTTTTAGTGGTGGAGAACCTACGCATTGGGAAAACTTTATACCTTTAGTTAAACATCTAAAAGAAAAAATTCCTAATATTACTGTTGCTGTAAACACTAATTTGTCACGTCCTTTAAAATATTGGAAAGAACACTATCATTTGTTTGACGATATTGTTGCTAGTTTTCATGTTGAGTTTTGTAAAAAAGATCGCTATATAGAAAACGCAAAATTTTTATGCGATAAAGTTGATTACCTTTGTACAAAAATGTTAATGCATGATGATCGGTTTTGGGAAGTAGTTGAATTTGGCAAACGTGTCAGACAAGAAGTTCCGAATTATAATTTAGAATGGACACCGTTATTTGACGAAATGAGTGTAAATGCTGGACCGTGGCAATACAAAGATCCAATAAAACAAAATTTTCTCGAAAACGCAGAATTTGAAACTGTACAACGTATAGATAAACCATATAGAGAAAACTACGCTGTAAGCATGGCACATTACGATACTGGCATTGAACCTGTAAACAGTAATAAAATAATAGCTGCTAGACAAAACTTTTTTAAAGGATGGAAATGTCAAGTAGACGATGCGTTGTTTATTAATCCACGTGGAGACATAAGTGGAGCAAGTTGCGGAGTCGGACAAACACATGGTAATATTACTAATAAAAACTTGACATTTGATCTAAAACCTGTTATATGTAACAAAGATCACTGCCATTGCGGCACAGATATTATTATACCTAAGGAGCCTATGCGTGTATAAACATGTTTTTATAAATGGTTGTAGTCATAGTGCTGGAAGCGAATTAGAAGGCAGCGGCATTGGCGAAGGTACCTATAATAGAGATAATTGTTTTGGCGCACAAATTGCTAGTAAATTAAATGCTACATGGACAAATTGCGCATATCCTGGAGCCAGCAATGATTACATTGCTAGGACAACTTTGTACTGGTTATTAGAAAACAAAGAACTTGCTAAAGATACATTGTTTTTAATACATTGGACAGGTACAGATAGAACAGAATATTTTTATGAAAAGAGCAAAACTACAGCATACGATTTTATAAAGTTTGCTCCAGATACAAATGTAACACATTTACATCCTCAGCATTATCCTGATTGGGCACCTAAGCAATGGAGGAAAAATCTTGATGTATTAGGCAACCATCTTTTTATAAATCCTGTTCAATGGAATATTAATAGGTATAATAACATTATTCAAACGCAAGAATTATTAAAAGCATATAATTTAAAATACATTTTTAGAAATGCTTTTCAATGTTGTGAAACCACACCGAGGTATACATATTATATAAACAAAATTGATAAAGATAATTTTTTAGATTTTGATAATGCTGAAGAAAGTTTTTGGGAACACTGCTTATCGCAAGGATTTGACACTGTAGGACAACAATATTGGCATCATAGATTACCAGCGCATACTTACTGGGCTAATAAAATTTGTTCGTCTAGTTTAGCATTATAATCGGTAAACCATTCTGATACAGTTTGTACTCTATTATAATTGTGTTCTAAAATAGGAATCATTGACCTGTACATTTTTCTAAGTTCGTCAATACTAAAATTGTTAATATAATTAATTGTATCACATACTGCTACTAATCTGTCACTTGTACACAAAATACTATCATACTCTTCAGGCCAATAATCGCCAAAAGTTTTAAATCCTAATTCTTGTAAGTAGGATAATGTACCTGGTGCGCCTACCATTACAATTGGGCGAAATGCTTTTAGAGCATTTAATGTTTTTTCACTTATATTTGACCATGGTTGTGTAACTCTTGTTTCATTAACTATTGCGCAAAAAGATTTTGTGTATATTCTTTCAGGATCCTGTGTACGCCTTCGATTGACCATACCCGATGTATTGTAATCTGGATCTGGTTGTGTTATATTACATGCTTTAGGATGTCTAACTTCAAAATGTAGTGGCACTTGCTCTTGTAACTTTGTATTGCCATCTAAAAGCATTTTCGACATATTTGGATGTTTTTCTTTAAAAGTATTCCAATCAAACCACATATTGTTTACCATATCCTCGTTAGATAATTTATGGTAGAAACTTACATTGTTAGTTTTTGTAATATCGTTTGCTGCTAAAAAAGCAGTCATGAAATGTCTTGTTGGGTCGTATCTCCAAGCGCCACTGAAAAACTTTTGAGAAATTTTCTTAGGATTTATAACAGGATATATATCGCCAGGTTCCATACCAGCTCTATTATAATCTTCTTGCATTAAAAATCTACTACTAAACCAGCTTACAAATAAATCTGTACTTTTAAATTTAATATTTTTATAAATTTTACTGTAGTGTTTCCAACTTAAATGATCAGTACAATGTACATGTAAGTCAATATTATGTTTTTTTGCCCAGCTATCAAGTGAGTCAAGTTCGTAACATCTAATAGTTTCTGTTAGCTCGACTTGATTATCATATCGTAGAATATGCGGTTCAAGTCTTCCATGATTATTTGGTATGTAATGTGTTAGCACTTCAAAAAAGTAAAAATTTATTTTTTGTGTTTTTAAAATTTCGTTATGAATAGGACTTAAAAACAATCTATCTAAATTTGGAATAGTATGTGTGCCATTGTAAATAATTGTTGGTTCTGGATGTTTTTTTAAAAAACTTTCATTTACTAAGTCCATTAATCCTTCAATCTCTTTTATTTGAGATAGAGGTGTTTTAGAACCATCTTTTCTGATAAGCTCTGGCAGTAAGTTGTTTCGAGGCATAAAATATAAGCAATTAAACCAGTTATACAATTTGGTACTCCATGGATGGTTAAATATATACGCATATATTTATTGTAAAACAAAATGGATCAACTTACTTTTAATACAAATTTTCCTCTTCTAATCGATCTAGAGCATGTCAACGGTGATTATGAATGGTATAGTACCGATGACGAAAATGCTTATAGATTTAACAGGAAAAAGATGGGGCATACATGGAGATATGCTACTGAAAAAATTAATTATAAATTTAATTCTTTAGGTTATAGAACAAAAGAAATATCAGACTTAGATAAAAATTTTATGTTAGCATTTGGATGTAGTTTTACTGAAGGAGTTGGAATATCAGAGGATGATATCTGGACTAGGCATGTAGCAGAGTATTGCGGTTTAGATCTATTTAATGCTAGTAAACAGGCAAGTTCGTCTCTTGTGCCTTTTCAAAATTCTATAATGTGGAAAGCAAATAAATTACCAATACCAAAATTAGTTGTATGTCAATGGCCTCAAAAAACAAGACGTTTATTTGGCGATACACACAATCAATTTTTTATTACGTTAAATGATAGAAGCGAAACAAAAACACTTGATGGTAAATGGTGGGGCAGAAGGTACTTAGATGATGTTGGAGACATGAATCTAACAGTACAAGGACATTACGAAGGATTAAACGCTGTGTGGCAAGCACTTGGTGTGCCTGTGCTAAATTTTTGTTGGGAACAAAATTGGTTAGAAGTACCTTTATATACAAAGATGCATCATATACATTCAGCAGTAGGTAGTTTTGGTGCTAGAGATTGTGGCCACGATGGTCCTGAATTCCATTTATCAACAGCAGAACAACTTAACGATATTTTATCCTCTTACGAGATCTAATGTACAGCAATGAAAACAGCCGCCTAGCGTTCTAGCATGGCGAAGTGGTAGCATAGCACATTCAATACCGTGTGCTTCTAGTGCCTTACGTGTTGGCTCTTGATGTTCTTCTAATACAACTAAGTTTGGATTTACACTGAACAAGTTTACGTTCCAAGTCCAAATACTACTGTTACACAATCCTGGATAGTGTCCAGCGTCTACAGCATCAGGTGCCCAAATTACATCCCATTTGTTAAAAGGATCAGGTAGAACGTCCATACTTTTTATTCTGCTAGGATTAGCAAGTAATAATCCTTCACGCAAAAACGCAATAGTGCTATCGATATGCATATAGCTGTATACATCTTCAAGACGATGAACACGTATATTACCTGGTTCAGAAAAACTGTTTTCAGGTTTGTTTATCCAAGTTTGTAAATAAGCAGCACCTGCTTTGTTACCACTATTGCTTACCAAATACAAAATATCGTCGTTAGCTCTAATAGCATTAGCAGCGTCAAAACAAGGTGCTACTTCAGTGAGGGCAAGGCGATCTGGATCTCCAACGCATGATTCGTCATACAATCCTGTTCTGTCGATGCCGTGTCCTATTTCAATAGGACTAACACCAGGCAGTAGATGTCGCCATTCTGTTTCTCTTGCTGCGAGGGCCATTGGAGCAGCAAAAGCTCTGTTGCCATGAACAAATACAGTATCACGTGGGCAATAGTTGTAGTATTCAACTTCTTCTGTACGCTTAGGTCTTACTACTTCAACACTCTCGCCTTCTAAAAACTTTACAAAAGTTTCAAGATCTTCGTTTGATTCTTCTACAACTTGATCAGGATATAAGCCAGCCTTTACATCACTTACATCCTGTCTGTCTGCGTAATTGATTACACGCAAACTTTCGTCCATCTCGGGAATGCGGCAATAGTCAGCAACTCCGACACAAACCTTTTTCAACGTATCCCATTCGTTTGTACTATAAATATTCATAACGTATTTACAAAATTAAATGCGTACTTAATTATAATATGGATAAATTTATATTTGACAAAGTATTTGATGGCGTGTACTATTGGTTTGTTTGGGCACAGATAGACGGTAAACATCTTAGAAGAAAAATAGCCGAACCAGAAGTTAAAAAATTAATGATAATGGGCTTTGAAGAATATGAAGTAATGTCTGTGTATGGAAATAGACAAGACTGGGACGATTTTTTAAAATATGCTGCCGAATGTAATGTAGAAGTATTTTTAATTAGACCTGCTTATTTAGACACCGAATTAAATTACAGGCATTACATTACCGAAGGCAAAAATTTAATACAATATATGCATTATTTTGGAGCAGCAGCATTACATACTTACATTAATAGCAAATATACAGTAATACAACCCAAAGTTTTTAAGAAAACATTTACAAGTCTAAATAATAAAGGTCATATACATAGGTGTATTTTCTTTGATGAAATGTATAAACAAAATCAACGACACAAAGGTTTTGTTTCATGGGGTGCTAACGATATCAATTGGGACTATAAATGGAAATACTTTGATACACCTAACATTCCACAAAAACTTGATTGGGAGTCAGTTGATGATCCAAGAAATGACATATTATTTCCTCCAAAACAATTTGGTAGTAGTTTATGGAGTGTAGTATGTGAAAGCAATACAGAATGTATATTTACAACAGAAAAAACATACATTCCAATTTTACATAAGCGTCCTTTTGTAACCTATGCTGTTCCAAATTTTAACAAAGCACTTGAAAATTTAGGATTTAAACTGTTTGACGAATATATTGATTATAGTTTTGATAGCATAGACAACGATAGAAAACGTGCTGAAGAATTTTGGAAACAGATAAACAAATTACATGATTTAGATCATGCTAAAGTAAAAGAAGAATTACAAGAAAAAATTGATTACAATTTTAATTGGCTTTGTACTATGTGTTTAAATCCTCAAAACCATTTGCCAAAAGAATTTTTAGACATGGTCGAAAATGTTGAGCATTTACATATGCAAGAAGTATATAACCCTCGTATATTCATAGACAGAACAAAATTTAATGAATGGTGTGTAAGACACAATTTTAATTTTAAGGAAATAAAATGAGATTATTTGCGTTTGGTTGTAGTTTTACAAATTATGCTTGGCCTACATGGGCTACTATTATGGCGTATGATTTACAAATACCTATATACAATTTTGCTATAGCAGGCTTAGGCAATAGAGGTATTATGAATCGTATAGTTGAAGCTGATGCTAAATTTAACATTCAACCTGAAGATAAAATTGTAATACTTTGGTCAAGTTTTGAACGTTGGGATCATATACACGATGGAGAATATCAAGCGGTTGGTAGTATTTTTGCTCACGGTAGAGAAATGAAATGGCTTCAAGATAGATGGAATTATCCAGAAGATTTAGTTTTCAATTATAGTGAAATTATTACAGTTAACCGTGCTTGGAAAGACAATATTTTTTGGCAAGGTATGGCATTTGATCCACACATAGGCGACGGCGGAGCATATATTAAATCTTTAGATTTATTAGCTGGTAAAAAGTTTGAAGAATTATACAAAGATAAATTACCCAAGTTGCCTATTTGTATTGAGTTTGATGAAAAAGGTAATGCTTGGAATGGGTTGTTAGACGATTTACATCCTGATGTAATAGGACACATGAATCTTTTAGAAAAATACATGTACAGCGATTTAGATTTACAATTACGTCCAGAAACAAAAGTTATTTTTCAAGAACTACATGTTGATTTAGAAAAAGAATACCGTAAACCAGAAAATGTAAATAATCTTGTTGGCGATACTGTAGGAAATGCCACTCTTAGATGTCTAAGAGCAAAATATAAAGCAAACATTTACCCATATGTAGGTAGCTGGTCTCTATCAGATAACATTGTGTATTAGATTATAAATGTTTGGATAATCTTTGTATGTCCAAAGTTTTGGTTTTGATTTGATAGCATCAGGCAATTTGTCTAATCCTAGTTGTGCTGTTTCTGGAGTCATGTAATAATGATATCCGGCACTGTGAATATCTTGTTCTGCCCATGGAGCATTACGATGTCTGCCATCGTATCCCAATTTTATTAAATCATCTCTTTCTTGCTTGCTACTTAAAAGTATAGCACCACCCCTACCTAAACTCAAATGTTTTTTAAATTGAAAACTTAAACACATATAACTGTTGACAATATAACTGTTTCGTCTCCATAACACAGCAGCATCGTATATGTTTTGACTTAGATAATAATATTCTTCCCATCGAGTGTTTGCCCATGATACAGTAGCACCTACTTTTTTTGCTGTCATAGGTACACTTAGATATGTTTGCTTTGGCACAGATACATTTTTTACTTCCTTGTATCTTAGAATTAATTCGATAGCATGAGTACAGCAGTCAGTGCTTACAGCATATGGAGCACCAAAAAATTCTGCTATTTCTTTTTCAAACTTATCTACCGTATCAAACATAATGTATTTAACCACCAGATCTAATAAGTACATGGTTAATGGATCGTAAATACTGTAAGGAGTTCTACATGAAAATATTATTAACTGGATCAAGCGGATTTATTGGACAGCATTTGTTACCTAGATTACAAGCAATTGGAGAAGTTCACGAATTAAAAACAGACTTGACACATCACACTGGTATTCAACAAGAAGTAAAAGAAGTAAATCCTGATATTGTAGTTCATTTAGCAGCAAGGACAGAAGTTCAAAAAAGTTTTTACGAACAAGTAAGTTTTAGTGAAGTAAATTATGTAGGAACAGTAAATCTTATCGAAGCATGTAGACAACTAAGTACATTACCTTATTTTGTATTCGCAAGTACAATGGAAGTTTATGGCTGGCAACCCATTTCAGATGAAGTAGAACAAACCGGAACTTATAAAGAAAGCGTTGCTTTTGATGAATATACGCAGCCTAATCCAAATGCTCCTTATGCTGTTGCCAAGTATGGTTGTGAAAAATATTTAGAATATGCTGGTAGAGCATACGGTTTGCCTTGGGCTAGTTTTAGACAGACTAATAGTTACGGACGCAAAGACAATGACTTTTTCGTTACTGAACAAATTATTTCTCAAATGATAAAAGGTGATACTTGTAATTTAGGTTATGCTGAACCTTATAGAAACTTTATTTACATTAGTGACTTGCTAGATGCGTGGATGGCTGTAATTGAAAATAGAGATGCGTGTAAAGGCAACTTCTATACTATTGGACCAGATGATCCACGTAAGATTAAAGATTGTGCTCATTATATCCAACAGCAATTAGGGTGGAATGGAACTATAAACTGGGATACAAAAGATCCACGACACGGAGAAATTTGGTGGCTTAATAGTAATCATAATCTTCTTACAAGTAAAACTGGGTGGAAACCCAAAGTATCTTACGAAGAAGGTGTTGAAAGGACTATACACCATTGGAAATCAATTCTAACATAAACTATAGTAATAAGGCTCATAATAGATATACAGATCCATTTGGATTACCTTACAAGTCTTTTCAACACTGGCAGGAAAATCCTGTTGGAAAATATTTTTTTATAAAATATTTTAGAGATCGCGATGACGAAGAGATTATAAAAAATGTAAAAGAAAATGAAAATGTTTTTTATATTTTACATGATAACTTAGAAGGTTATGCCAAACGCAGATTTAAAAAAATAGATGCGTTTGTTAATGAAAATAATTTACACAACAAAGTTTATTTTTCTACTAGTTTAAAAAGCACAGCAGAAGAATATGAAGATTGGCTACAACAATATAAGTTGCCAAAAGTTTTTACTGCTTTTTATTATCCCGAGTGGTATCATAGAGTATACGATAATCTTATAGACTATAGATTAAAAAAGTTTTCATATCGAAAAGATATGTATTTTTGTTGTTTGAATAACAGACATCATGAACATAGAGTTTTACTAATACAAGATTTACAAAATAATGAAATATTAGATAAAGGACTTGTAAGTAGCGACTTTCATAAAATATCTATTGACGGAATAGGTTCAAGGCCAAATGATTATAATCCTTTAATATATGCTAAGTCTTTAATAAATGTTGTAACTGAAACATATTATAGACAAGAATGGAATAATACTGGCAATTTGTTTTTTAGCGAAAAAATATGGAAGCCTATAGTTTGTAAACAAGCATTTATCATTGTAGGACCTAAGCATTCTTTAAAATATTTGAAAGAACTTGGATTTAGAACTTTTGATAAAATTTGGGACGAAAGTTATGACAATGAAGACTATAAAAAAAGACTTTACATGGCAGCCAATTCGTTGTATAATACAATTAATAATTATTCTATAGAAGAACTTAATCAAGCCACGTTAGAAATTAGAAAACATAATTTTCAACACTTTAAAAAAATTAGACAAGAAATGATTAAAACATGTTGGTAGACTTAGACGATGTAGCATTTTGGATGGATGCTGTGCGAAACAACGAAAATCATTTCGGTGTGTTAGAAAGTTTTTGGAAAGGACAACTTAAAAGCAAAGTGTGGCTTGTAGAGCATCTACATAATTCTCATTGGCGTCAAGAGAACATTGTAATCTTTGGCGGTTGGAACGGTGTATTATCTAGTTTGTTGTTTAACAGTAAATTAGACATAAATGACATACGTAGTGTTGATATAGATCCGAGTTGTGAAGAAGTTGCTAACATGATTTGTAAGAGGCAAGAAATTGAAGGCAAATTTAATGCTATTACTTGCGATATGTGTACATACGAATATGAATTTACTCCTGATCTTGTAATAAACACTAGTACAGAACATATAACACAAGAACAATATGAAACATGGTTAGAACGTGTTCCAAAAACAAGTGCTATTGCTATACAAAATAACAATTATAAAAGTATTGCTGATCATATTCGTTGTTATGATTCATTAGAAGAATTCAAAATGTCCAGTGGTTTACAAAAGATATATACAGAGGATACTCTTAAATTACCATTGTATGATAGATATCTTTTGATTGGGCGCAAATGACAGACTTTTTAGAATTATTTAATAACAGACTAAAAGCAGAAGCAACAGAAACTTTTTGTGCGTTGCCTTGGATACACATGGCCACACGTCCAAATGGAGATATGCGGTTGTGCTGTAGTGCTAACGCCAGCGGAGCAGGCACAGATCATACAGTGGGTATTGTAAAAGACGATAGCGGACAGCATATAAACTTTGCGTCAACATCTCCTATGGAAGCATGGAACAGCGAATACATGCGTGGTGTAAGACGTACCATGATGGATGGTAAAATACCTGCTAGTTGTACAAAGTGTTTTGCTGAAGAATCAAAGGGTGTAGTAAGCAAACGTGTGTGGGAAACAGGAACCTGGATGGAACGTGGTCTTGATATACAAGATTTATTAAACGAAACACACAAAGATGGATACTACAAAGAAGAACTACAATATTTAGACCTGCGTCTTGGGCATACTTGTAATATCAAGTGTGTAATGTGTTCGCCACATGACAGCAGCAAGTGGGTAAAGGACTGGAAAGTATTAGAGCCACAGCTAAAAGATCTAGAAGTCAAGAGACAGATGCAATGGGATAAATCTGCTTTCAACAACAAGTGGCACGAACAAGAAATATTCTGGGACGATCTATACAAACAAATACCTAATCTACGTGAAGTATACTTTGCTGGCGGTGAGCCATTGATGATAAAAGAACACAAAAAGTTTATCGAAGAAATTGTTAGACAAGGCTATCATAAACGTATACGTTTACGCTATAATACAAATGGCATATTAGTTGATAAAGATTTAATTAATTTATGGAAACACTTTGAAATAGTAAAAGTAGGTGTTAGTATGGACGCTGCTGGACCACGTAACAACTACATACGGTTTCCAACAGACTGGGATACTGTAGAACGTAACTTACACATGTTGGATAATACACCTGACAACATACGGCCAAGTATTGCCACTGCTATACAAATTTTTAACATTAAACATTTGCCAGACTTTATTCACTGGAAAATATCACAAGATTTTAAAAAAGTAAACACAGAAGAAATTCGTGGAGTAAAAGTCGGCGGCGGTCTAATCAATATGCACTTATTGTATATTCCAACATTTATGAGTATACAAATATTACCAAAAGAGGACAAAGCAGAAATACGTGAACTGTTTGGAAAATTCAAAGAATTTTTATATGACAGTTGGACACAGGATCCTAACTTTTGGGAATTAAATCCGTATGGTTGGAGACGTTGGGAAGCAATACTAAATCATATGGACGCCGAAGACAAGAGTCATCTGCTTCCGGGATTCAAAGAGTATGTAAACAAACTTGATGCTATTAGAGGAGTAAATGCTAAAGATGTATTTCCTGAATTAGCTCACTTGTTATGATATCTATAAAAAATTACGATACAGATTTTGTCATTGAATTAGACTTGGGCAACACTTGTAATTACAAGTGTAATTATTGTTTTCCAGGTGCTAACGAAGGCACAGTGCGTTGGCCTAATGTAGATAGATTAGAAACAGCACTGCTGAAATATATCAAACAACACGACAGACCTACTAGACTGTATTTGATAGGCGGTGAGCCTACACTGTGGAAACACTTGCCAAGGCTGTGTAATACACTTAAAATGGCACACAACATCAAAATATGTTTAAGTACTAATGCTAGTCAAAGCCTAAATTGGTGGAAAAGGCATTGGCATTGTTTTGATGTGGTCCATATTAGTTTACATCACGAGGCAGGAGATGCTGCTCATTGTTTAGGTGTTGCCGAACTATTATACGATTATAAAGTTGAAACAAACATTGATGTGTTAATGGATCCTGACCACTTTGGGCGCTGTAAGACGCTTGTAGACGCTGTAACAGGCGGTTGGAAGCCGTTTCCTGTGCTTGCTAAGACTGTTTTGTATAACGGCGAACACCGCTATAACGAAGAACAACTTGAGTATGTGCGTGATCCAATCAAACAATATCCTGATATGGATTGGTATACGGAAGTTCAACGCAAGCCAAGAACTGAATTCAGTATAGACGGCGAAGCACACACAGACGACAACTACTTTGTGGTAAACAACCTCAATCACTTTGAGGGTTGGCAGTGTAATTTAGGTGTTGATATTGTTAAAATAGATAGACAGGGCAACGTTGGCGGCAATTGCGGAACTGACCTTGGTTACAATATATATGATTTACCCGATATTGATATAGCACCTGTAAAATGTAGTAAATACACTTGTCCATGTAGCGGCGAAACAATAACCACCAAGTGGAGAGCACATGCCTGAGTTTGATACACTAATACCACAAGAAGATAGAATATTCCAAATTGCTTGGGAAAGCACATTGAAATGTAATCTCGATTGTGCGTATTGTGGAGACGGGCATGACAACAAAACAGAACATCCTAGTTTAGGCGAGTGTAATGAAACTGTAGATTTTATATTTCGCTATGTTGATCTCAAGATGTCCGAGCGTCCTGAATCGGCTAGACAAGCCAATTTAAATATACAAGGTGGCGAAAGTTTATTCCATCCTCACATAGTTGATATACTGAAATGGATAAACTTCAAAAGACAAAAATACGATTGGTATATGGGCATAGCATTTATAACAAATGCTGTGGTTGGTGCTAGACAGTGGACTCGTATAACTGAGTATGTTGACTACTATACTATTAGCTATCATGCCAGTGCGACACAAAAACAAAAAAATATTGTAAGGAAAAACATACAATATTGTGTAAAAAAACAAAAAAACTTTACTGTAAATATTATGATGGATCCAAGACATTGGAACGATTGTGTTGAAATGATTGAATGGTGTAAAAAACACAATATACCTCATCACGCAAGACAATTGGACCATCATTGGTTAGATATGCGGTGGAACTATTCTGCTAAACAAGCTGAATATCTTTTAGGCAAAAAAATTACATTAAAAGATAAATTATCTCACGCTTTTGTAAAAGGATTAAATTTAAGCGCAGAAGGTAGAGCTTGTTGTGGCAACAAAACACTGTGCGCCAGCGGTTGTTATACAAAATATGTTGATAATAAATTTAAAAACTGGCATTGTAGTGTAGCAGATCATTTCTTATATATTAGACAAACTACAGGTGAAGTTTTTACTAATAAAGATTGTAAAATGAATTACCAAAATTCAATCGGTCCAATTGGGTATTTGTCAGACACTAACAAAATTATAAAAGAAGCACACAATCGTGGTATAGTGTGTAAAAAGTCTAGTTGTTGGTGTGGTATATGTGCGCCTAAGGCACGAACTAAAGTAAAGTTTGATGCCATGATGGCAGATTTAAACAGTCAAAATCAGTAAGAACTAAATCCTTAACCAATCCTGTTTCGGCACACCAAGGTTGTATACCCTCTGCTGCTCTTTGATCAAATATTACAGTCGCATCACCCAATTCTTGTTGTAAAGCAAGTATCAATTTATTTTCTTGCGCAACTCTATAACGCATACTGTACATAGCAGCAGTACCTTCATAACAAAACACATTGCTCATGTCAATTACTGTGCCTTGCGGATTGTCTTTAGGTATATGCGCTACAAACTGTTCAGGTGTGTTTATAGGATCAACATGTATGCCGCCACCTGCTGCTTCTAGTGCTGCGAGATTGTAATCATAGTAAATGTGTTCAGCAGCAGGGCCACGTTGTTCTGCGGCAAGTGGATTAGCAGGTGCTACAAGACGCATAATAGGTGTATCATATACTCTTGGATAGTCAGGCTTTCCTGTTGCTTGTGTATGTACGTGTGTAGTTAAACAGTAATTGTATTTTTGATAGATATAACTGCTGGTTTCTCCGCCTCTGTATTGATAAAACTTGCCGCCACGTTGATCTTCAGAATATGCTTCAATAGTATAATGATTGTCTAGCAGGGTTTTGATTAAATTCCAACCTGCCTGTTTGTGTTTGTACGTTACTTCTATTTTACCTGCGCCAATCCATGTAGGCAAATAGTCATCGTGTATGCTACCGTGACTTCGCATTGGTTCAAGTGCCTGGTAATCCGTAAAGAACTGTGGTTTTCCAAACTCTGGACAGTCTAGATCTATATATGTTTGTAAGTCAATGCTGAAACACTGCGGGTGTATTCCATAATAGGCATCACCTCCGTCCAGTATGTGACACAGCAAATCATATTCTTCAGGATGTGTCTCAAAAAACTGTGTGCCGTTAATGAATTCTGTGCCAGCACTTATTACCACAGCATGGTCGTATTTAGCACAGGCTGATTGTAGTAGTTTGTCTACACTAGCGTCTTCGAACACAGTGTAACCCATGCCAGTTAAGTTACTAATTGTGTAGTCAGCACGATTTACTACTAGTTGCTTGTCTACAGTGTATTCAGCAACATCGTTTACAATACATACACAAGTATCTTTATCAGTAAATTTGCTTTGATATACGTTCATGTTGTTTACGATAACTATCTACAATTAGTTCACAGTATTCTTTTTTTCTATTGCCTAAATAGCAATGAGCTATTAAATGTATTCTATCTTTTTCACTATTGTTTACTACACTATGGTCGTTAAAAATATTACACATTATCATCTTTCCAGACTTAAAGGGTACTACTCCAGAATCTTTGATTGTCATGTGACATTCGTCAGGATGATCAATTGCTATGTTTACAGGAATAGGCCAATCAAATAAATTTTCACTTGTAACAAACGGTGAGTAATCATTATGAGGAGATATATATCCACCTGCTTCCAATTTCATAAACCTAATTCGGGCATAAGTTTCAGCTGGAAAAACAGACTTAAAAAATAATTTAATTTTTTTTGTTTTATTACCTAAAGATGTCCAGTTATAATTAGGTTCTTTTTCGTATCCGTAAGTTTGCCAAACATTTGTCTTATCTACATCAATACCATGTAGTACACAACTACTCCAGCCTCGATGTGTTCCTTCGCCTGTAGATTCATCTCTGTGTGCTACATAATAAGGCTCAGCAAGTTTGCTATCCGATAACCAACCTTTAGTATTAAATAAACAATCTAATTCTAAGTATTGATATCCATGTCCACTAATAATCCATTTTGTTTGATCTTCTAAACTGTAATCTGGAAGTGGTTTTGGTTCTAATACAGCATTGCGATGCTGATTATAAAATTTTATATGATCCATATGGTATTTATATCATTAACTACGCATATAAATAAAAAGTGTTTAGTTTTACAGATCTCAAAAGCGTCCACATAGAAATATCAAATCGTTGTCAGGCACAGTGTCCTATGTGTAGCCGTAACCACCATGGCGGAATAGGAAATCCTTTACTTACAGAAAGCGATTGGACTATTGAAGACTTTATACATATATTTACAGAAGAAGTAAAACAACAAATAGAAAAAATAACATTTTGTGGTAATTTTGGCGATCCGTTGCTTAATTTTCATTTAGTAAAAATGCTTGATTATGTTAAAAACGACGATATTTATATTGATATACATACTAATGGTAGTTTACGTAATCACACATTTTGGAAAGAATTACCAAACCATTTGCCAGCAGCACACAAAGTTGTATTTGCGTTAGACGGTTTAGCTGATACACACAGCAGATATCGAATAAACACAGATTTCAATAAAATAATTGACAACGCTCGTTCGTTTATAGCAGCAGGCGGTACTGCCGAATGGAGTATGATAAGGTTTAAACACAATGCGCATCAAGTATCGGCAGCAAAAGAAGTTTCTAAGTATTATGGATTTAAATATTTTACAGTTAAAGATAGCAGCCGTTTTGCTTTTGATGATAAATTTGCGGTATTAAATAAATTTGGTAAAACTGTGGATACATTAGAACCATACCAAGAAGTAAGTCCTATTTCTCCTGAACTTATACCTACTTTAGTAGATCAAACAATTATTGATTGTTGGGCTAAAAAGCAGTGCGAAGTTTACATTGATGCGCATCTTGATTTAATGCCTTGCTGTTTCTTAGCCAGTATTCCTTATAATTGGCATAATAAAAAAGATCCATTATACGAAGCTAAAGAGATAACAAAAGCTCAATATGAAAACCTTATATTTGATATGGGTAATACAAATTTAAAAAATACTTCGATAAAAAATATTATAAGTAAGCCTGGTTACACAAGTGTATGGAAACGTTACTGGACTACGCAAAAATTATATACTTGTGCTAGGACTTGCGGAAATTTAGTTGCTACACCTAGCGAACAATTTGTTGAAAAACTTCAAGTGACTTAGCTTTAGGTACACACATACCGCAACCGCATCTATTGTGTGGACATTTTATTATTCTATCGCGATTTTCATAGGCATAATTTAATATTCCATCAGGATTACTTAAACGTCCTATTGGGCCTTTTCGTCCACTAAAACTTGTTTGACAAGTTTGGTGATGATAAACTTTTCCTGTATGTTGATCAATATGTAAAAAATACTTGTTTACAGCACAATACCAATCTTTAAAATTAGTGTTCACAGCTTCTACTTTATTCCAGCATCCGTTACAGCTTCCTTGTATACTTCTAGCACCACAACAGCCTCTAGGCAATTCATATCCTTCTTTTACACGTTCAACTAAATCAATTGACAAACCTTTTTCTTTAAGATACCATTGTTGCTGTTCTATTGTATAAGGATGACTGGTCCTGCGTTTGACACCTTCAGTATCCTCAAACCAATCTGTAATTCCTACTATCCCGTCGCCTATTATCGTTGGTTTGCTATCAATACCGTGCGCCTTTAATTTTTCATGTACTTCTACACATTCATTCCAGTGATCAGCGTGCATCATTACATTTACTGTATTCCAAATACCTGCGTCATGTACTAATATAGCGTTATTTACTGTGCGTTCTTTACTAAAAAGTGCTGCTTCGGCATGATAACTTAGTGTTATGCCTACAAAGTTTTGCTTAATAAAATCAATATGCTTTTCTGGCCATGTGCCGTTGCTGGTCATGCCAACTTGAAACTCAGTTTCATTGTTTATTTTTTCTACAAAGTCCCAAAACTTTGGATTAACTGTTGGTTCCCCTCCGGTAAATCCTATATTAGCATTTGGTTGTTTATATAATGATGTGTATTGTTTAACAAATGACAATGTGTCACATAATTCATTCCAACTTGTAGGCGGGCTATAAGTGTTATGCCTAGTGCTTTCGCAGTAAGTACAATCAAAATTACAACGTCTACCAATATCCCATGTAACCATCATAGGTTCAGGATTGGTTAATTTTATAGCATCTACTTCCATTTAGTTATATTCACATCAGCAGCACATGTACACCAATCTCTAGTACAAATTATAGGAACATCGGGACGTTCAAAACTTCCATTATATATGTTTCCTAAACTTCCACCAACTCTACATGTAGCTCTATGTACTTCTCCATCCCAATTTATCATTAAACTTTCTATACCAGCTCTACATTGCCATCCCTTAAACATATTTAATTTTTCTTTAAGTAAATCGTTTGTGTGCATCAAATCTTTACTGTCAACAAGAGTGTTAGGTTTAGCTGTTGTTTCTGTGCTTTTTATCCATTCTAAATCTTTAAGTTCATACCGCATATCGTCAAACCAGTCATGACGTTCGGTCCATCGTATGCGTCTAATACTAAAAGCAATATTATGTTCAGTAAGTAATCTAGTTGCTAGTTTTACTTCTTTCATTAACTCGTGATGTGCCATTATCATTACATGAAAGTCTTTAGAATGTTTTATACCACCTACTGTGCCAGCAAAATATAAAATAGTGTCAAGTCTTTTACGCCAGTCTTTATCTTCAATATGTAAGCTGAACACTATGTAATTGACTGGCAGTTGTAAGTAGTATTCTGCTTTTCTAGTAGCGTTAGTTGTAACACTTAACCAATTAATTTTAGGACGAGCATACTCAATCAAATATTCAAACTGAGGATGAACGCACGGTTCACCACCTGTAAAACTAATACGTACATTTTTGATTTGAGAAAGTGTATCTACTGTTTCAAACAGTTTACCTATGTTTGTATGAGGACTATGTTGATCATGTATTTCAGGAGGACAGTATGAACAGTCTAGGTTACAACGTTTACCTAAATTCCACTCAACTTTAACACTATCTCTATAGTGCGGCCACCTATTTTCTACACTAAACATTTAGTAATATTAGTCTCCGGCATACAATTACATTCGCATTGAGTACAAACAACAGGTTGTAACGTAGGATTAAATTTTTTATAAAATGTTTTTTGTCTAAAATTATAATTTTTATCTTTGCCAAATAAATGTTGTCCACATGTTCCACTTAATTCACCGTTTGGACTAATGTGTATCCAGTCTAGTCCTAAATTACATTTCCATCCTTTGAACTTATTAAGTTTATTTACTAAAATATAATTGTCTGGCACACGTTTTTTGTCTACATATATTTTAGTTGATTTATATTTGTTATTAATAAAAAACCATAAAGGATTAGCACTACGAGCTTTATGTTTCTTTAAAATAATCTTTTGTTTTTCTGTATATTCTTTATTGCTTAAAATTTCTGAATATCTAATAGTCCAGCGGTACTTGCTTTTCTTCATTTTTTCAATAGCTAAAATACATTTGTCCCAATCCAAAGGATCCATCATTACACTAGCACTTACAATAACTTTGTTCTTATACAATAAATCAGCAACATTAATAAACGATTGTAAATTTGCTTGTCTATAATGATAGCTTAGGTGTATTTTGTCAAAATATTTGGCAAATTTATTCCATAAGTCTAATTTTTTACTGCCATTGCTAGTCATGCTGATTAAACAGTTGTAATTGTCCTTAAGATATTTAATATAATCAAGAAGTTTTGGCCAGTGTGTTGGTTCACCTCCTACAAAATGAATGTCAAATTTAGTTTTACCTTGATTTTTATACCAATTAAGCAGTCTATCTGTATTTTTAATTAATATATCGTAATTAAACCATTTGTGATTACCTTCGTGTGCGCCCTTAAAGCAATACCAGCATTGATAATTACAAATATTACCAATACTCATATCTATCATTAACGTATCGTTATTGATATTATTTGTAACTTGCGTAATCATCTATCAAACTTTCAAAACTTCTTTGTCCGCGACTCACATCAAGTCTGCGATTGAACTCTAAAGTTTGCGGCCACTTGTCGCTTAAATCTCTAGCAGTCAAAAAGTTAATATTGTCCTGTATCTGTTGTAGTGTAATAGGCAGTAATCTTTTGTCTACGCTCATAATAGGGTAGTCAACTACTTGTGCTTTAAGCATCTCTAGTTGCCGTATAATTCTTGTCTTATATTTGTTTGGTAAGCATTGCGCACTTAATACGTTTGGATAGTTTACTCTATGCGAGTAAAACACAATGCCCATTTTGTTTAAAAAGTAATCAATTATATCAGATAATTGTAAAGCATTTCCTGCTTGTACTGTACATGCTCCTACAACATAATCAACATTAGGAAAACTTTGGAATATTTTTACTGTTTCTTCTACTTGTGTAAAGTCACCGTTGCCTCTTATATGATCGTATACATCGTGTATACCGTCTATGCTTACATTAACACTTACTTTCCTAAACTTAGGCCAATAGTCGTGTATTGTCCTTCCGCCTTTTATACCAGTCACTGTGCCGTTTGTAGCATATTTTATCTCTATGTTTTTTCCATACGGTGCTAACATATCCAATATACGATAATGTGTAGGGTCCATTAATGGCTCTCCGCCAGCAAACTCTACTCTACGGAAATAAGGTAATAGTTTTTCAATGTTATTCCAAAAATCTACTTTGTCATTAAATAAATCAATATAAGGAGCTTCAGTAAGTCCTAGTTTTCTTACTGTATCGTATAGATAATTTCCTTCATCCTTATAAAAGTTTTCAACTTCTTTCCAGTCTTTCCATTGTGTGCTATCTAAAGGATTACACATGCGGCATTTTAAATTACATAAGTTATTAATTTTTATTTCTATTGTAGGAAATTCAAATGGCATACTCCAATCTGTACGTAACGATTCAAGCGCATCAGGATATAAGTTTATTCGTGCTTCGGGAAAGCTATCACGTATGTGCCTTTGTCTTAAACTCTCGACACCTTGATCCTCTAAGTTAAAACACGGGGCACAAACGTCTGGTCTCTCATTTGAAAGCACTTGTTTACGTACTTCACGCATTGTACCATTATTCCAAACTTCTTCCAAAGTACTATCTTGTATCCATCCAATAGGTAAACTACGACAACATACTTTGATAGCACCATCTTCTCTAGTAGCAAGTCCTGTAAACGGATGTAAGCAAAAAGTTTTACTTGGATGCATTGATAATACCCCATTCACGTTCTTTACACCAAAAACATTCATTACAGTATGGAACTCTTTGATAGGGTTTGTATGTTGTATAGTCTAGCCCTTCAAATTCGCCTTCACAACTACGTGTTATTTCCAATAGTTCGCCAATTTCATTATCAACATATTGCTTGATTATCCAATTTTTGCGTACTACACTAAATGGATGACAAACTGTTACACCCATATGTTCTGTTTCAATAGGTAGTCTAGCATATTCTCTATCCTCAGGAGCACCTTCAAACTTTTCATCTGGATTTAGGGTAACAGCAGCATACCATGCGTCAAGTTTGTGTAAATGTGCTATGTATTCATTGTGAGCTCGTAGTATAATTCTGTTTCCGGGCTTGTTTTGCCCATACTCGTCTGTAATATGTGTTGTGTGTGGCTCTTCCATCTCTGGCGGTATAAAGCCTTCTATGTGTTCGATACGATTGTTAAACTTTTCACGGAACCAACTTACCACATCTCTAGCAATCCAACGTTGCCAAGGGCGTGTTTTCCACATACGCACCTGTGTGGTAAAGTAGATATCAGCATTTGTGTTACTCAACACAAAGTAAGCCAGCAAAGCACTGTCAGCACCGCCACTTAGACTAATGCCAATACGTTTCCATTCTTTTTGTAGTGGTATTGTTACGCCATCGATTACCATAATATATTATAACACAGTTTAGTAATGTGTCAAGTGTCCTATTCCTATGCGTTCTTTGAATTCTTGTGTGAATTTACAATCAATACGCAATCCATATTCTTGTTCCATACTATGCTCACCGCCATGCCAGTCTTGGTCGTTGAAAAAACAAGCATGAGAATTTACATAATGCTTGCGTTTGTGCTCTGGATCCCAAATATAAAAGCCACGCTTGGTGTTTGGACGTATATGAATAAACTCAATATTGTGATCAGTATAGTCTTTTACTTCTGGATCTAAATCTCTATGCTCAAAGGGCCTACTACTTGCTTCACTTACAAAAAACATGACTCTACCTACGTGTTCTACAATTGATTGTTCCTTTAGTTGTGCTATCCAATCCATAACGCCTGGAAAGTAGGCACTTTCGTCTGTTGCGGCTCTTTGTTCCAAACCTCTGTCTTTCATATTGGTGCCTTCTTCTTGTAAAACATAGTAAGTGTATGGATCGTGTGCGCCCATAGCACTTTTTAAATATCTTACAAATTGATTACGTTCTATATAGTTGGTAAAATCTTTAGGAAATATTTTATCACCTTCAATACGTATCGGATTATTTGGTTCTAATGCTTGATATTCTTCATAGGCTTTGTATACTGGCTTCCAGTTGCCTATATAGCTCATGTCTTTTAAATCAAATCCTGCTGGCATCCATGTGCCTTCTTTGGCAAATAGTCGTGCTTGAGCCATACCTCTACATATTTCCGCATTTAATTTTTTAAAACCGTCTATATCTAAAAAAGGATCTAGGTCAATGTAAGGTAAGTTTTCGAAACCTCGTATCATACAACTACTTATATATTAAATACAGTATGATTAGTAACACTGAATACAAAATTAGTCTTGAAGAAGTACAACAAGCATTTGAGTTGTGTAAAACAATGGAAGGTAAAACAGTTTTAAATAAACCTACTGGAGATTTCTTTTATGATTCTTGGGAAATACTGCCTGAGTATAAAGATACTATATTTGAAAAACTATTATTACCTTTAAAAAATACCGGTGAAGCAAGAATTGTTAAACAAGAGTCTGGTACGTGCTATTTTGCCCATAGTGATATTGATAATAGATATCATTTAAACATATCAGGCGACAATGCAGCTCTTATTGATTTACACAATAATCATATGTATCCATTAGAAGCAGATGGCAAATACTATTTAATGGATGCTGGTCGCAATCATAGTGCTGCTAATTTTGGACAATACCCAAGATATCAATTAGTTGTACGTTGTTTGTTAAAACGTAGCGATTGGGTAACAGATCCAGTTGAAATTGTAGCCGGAGGAGAAAATCCACGTTTTGTTTTTGACAAATACATTTCACCATTGTTAAATGAAATTAATTTACGCCAAGCAATGAATAATTTTGAAATTACTTCAACAGGTGTCAAATTTTTAACAAATTCTTTTTGGATTAATCATTTAGTTGATGTTATGCCAGATAAATTTTCTTTGCTTTATCAATAAAATCACTAGGATAATCTCCGCTAAAATTATCTAAAACTACGCCTCCATAAAACTTAAACGAAAATGTTTTACTTGGATCTATTCCGTTAGAATTTAAATATTCAAAAAGTTTTGCTTGTCTATCTTTGCTAATATGATCAAGTACACTTTCTATACTAACTTCTTGTTCTTCATCGCTGTAGCAGAAAAAATGATTAACAGTTCTTAACTGTCCGTCTATAATAAAAAAACTACTCGGATGTAAACTGTATTTCCAAATGCCTTTATTTCTATAGTCTTGTAATATAGTAAGCATTTGTTCTTGCCAGTCTGGCAATACTTTGGCAAAGTTACGGTAGTCGCAATCCGCAAGTTGCCAAAAATCATCATCTTCTATATTAAAAATAATTCTACGTTTTACACTATCTAGTTCTTTAACATCAAGTGTATGTGGTGCTTCTAATGTATACTTGAATTCTCTACGCCATTTTTCGTTTAGAACACTTTGAGGCAAACATTCGTTTTTGTGATAGGTTTGGTCTACTGTGTAATGAACACTAAACAGATTATTTTGTCTGTCTATCTTGCTTGTATATACAAGATTATTTCTACACAGGCCTTTGCCTGGCACTGTGTTGTAATAATATTCAAACATTAGCTGTAAAGCGGGATAAATTTAGTTTCGCCGTTAACAGTTGCTTGTAACCAACTATCAGGCGTACTAGTGTTGCTTGGTGTTACCCCTGTTTCTCCATGAACTTTAAATTCTTTTAATTCGGTTGAAAGCTGACCGTTTGCGTCAAACTTCATATAATTTGTTCCATATGTCGGCGATTGGGTAACAAACCAAAGTTCTCCCGGGCATCCTCTATGCTCTCCGGCATTTAAATCAAATTCAGCATCATCTGGAATGTATCCATACATACCAGCAACAGCAACCATTTTTTCTTCATCGTCAGGATCTTCTGT